TCTCAAAAATAGCTCCGGAGTGATTTTTATCCTGAAATTGGGGTCTTTGTGTGGTCAAACTATTCAACAAGGAGATCGAAGTAATGCCGAACACGGTACAAGATCACTTCATAGAACTAATGAAGTGGGTACTATCTCCTGAAGTGTTAACGCAGATAGGGTTTTATATTGGTATAGGAGGAAGCATCATAGGTTTTGGCACAAAAGTGTTCAAAAAATTATGGGCTAATTTGGAGAAAACGCAAAATGATGAACTAGCAGGTCTAAAAGCATCCATTCAGAACTTAACAACTTCCGTAGAGAAGTACCAAAAGGAGACTGAGCGAGAACTTTTACGAATACAAATAATCACGGGTATACATTCGGATAGATTATCCGTTCAAGAGGTATTAGCTTTGTATGATACCTACTCATCGAAAGGATATAATTCATATGTTAGTCGTGTTGTTCATGATTATGTGGAAGAAAAAAGACAAGAAGGAAGAGGTCTAGACAATGACAGTCAATGATATTGTTAATTACATTACCTTACTGATTATCGTGGCCCCAGTTGCTATCCAATTGGTTCGTTATGTTGGTACTATTACTCATAACCGCAACCTTATCAACTTGGCAGATCGCGCACTAATCATCGTTACAAGTCTCGAGCAGCTTAAACTTGTTAATAATGCTGACAAGAAAGCTGAAGCTCTTCGTAAACTAGCTACCTATGCTAAAGAAGTAGGTATCAAGTTGACTGAAGATCAAGCGGAAGACTATATCGAAAACGCTGTAGCCGAATTGCGGAAGCTTCAGGGTAAACTTAACAAGGAGGGATAATATATGCCTCGGAGAAAGAAAGAAATTCCTGAACTAAAGAAAGCGGCTACGCCAGAAGGTCGTATGAACCAACTTACAACGTTAGCTGTAGATTTAGCAGAAGAACAACTTCGTGCTGGAACTATTGCTCCCAGTACTTTAAATGTATTACTACGATATGGTACTGTGGAAAACGAGTTGGCGCTTGAAAATCTTAGATCCAAGAACAAACTTAATGCAAGTAAGGTTTCTCAAATAGAAACTGAGGTTAAAGGTCGAGGAGATAGTGAGGAGGTTCTTAATGCACTTCGAGGTTATGCCCCGTCAGATACATTCGACTAAGAAACGAATTCTTACTCGAGATGATCTGAATTTATCATATAACGACATGGCTGCCCACAAAGAATGGGGTGATCGATTGAATTACCTATCTTTGTTTGATAAGGGCTATGTATCCCCTCGACAGTTTTCAAATCCATTTTATAAGTCAAGGATGTGGCGTAATCTTCGTGAAGAAATTATTGCCAGAGATATGGGTTATGACTTGGGTTGTCCAGGAGTTCCTATCGAGGGACCAATTATAGTTCATCATATGATTCCTTTGGTTGAAGATGATATACTAGATTGGAATGAAGACTTACTTTTAAACCCGGATTTACTAATTTCGACGTCCATAGAGACGCATAACATCATCCATTACGGTAGAAGGGTTGAAGAGTTAGTTGAAAGAAAACCTGGAGACACAAACTTATGGTGAGGTGACGAATGTCAGAAACAACCATCTTATCTGAGGTTAAAGAAACTCTGGATTTTGCGGTTGCTGAGGACGATGGTTTCGATGATCGTTTACTATTAGAACTAGATGGACTAATCGGTGAACTGTCGCAGCTGACTTATGTCAAGGAGGACTTCGTCCTTACCAAAGATTCAAAATACGAACAATTGCTTAAGGTTAATGATGCTAACTTACTTCGGTTAGTTAAGACATTTATAAACTTGAGCTTGCGAATCGTGTTTGATCCACCCGTAGGATCAGTTTTAACCTCATTAGAAAAATCTCGTGATCGGACTGCCGTTCGTATCACTATGCAGAAGGAGCGGTACAATTCATATGAACCTTGATGAAGTGTTATACGCCGTTCAATCCGGAAGTTCCGAAGAAATCATTGAGCACTTTGGAGTAAAAGGAATGAAATGGGGTTTTAGACGTGTTCGCGAACGTCTAGCTCGACGAAAACAACGTAAAGTTGATGTTAAAGTCAGTAAAGCTCGTACTAGTCAGTGGAAGCATAAATATGCACAACGGGCTAGCATCTCTGATAGAGATCTAAAACGTGCTGTAGATAGATTACGTCTAGAAAATGACTTAGCAGAGCAAGTTAAACGTACGACTAAGATCCATGAGAAACCTAAGAATAACAATAGCTTTGCAAAAGATATTGGTAAAACTTTGGTTACAGATACCATTAAGGATGCTAGACATATAGCTACTAAAGAAGGTGTGTCTTATCTCAAGAAGAATCCGGATGCGGTTAGAACAATCGCTAAGAGTATCAACACATGGATGAACACGTAATTTAGTAAGGAGGTATTAGTCTGAGTGTTATCTAACAAAGCATATCCTCAGGAATATAGCAAATTCAAAGAACAAGTCTTGAGAGGTGAGATCCCAGTCAATCGATGGATATCATTACAAATGAATCGAATCGATTTCCTGATTGAGTCTCCGGATTATTTCTATGATGATCAAGCTATTGAGGGCTTTGTTCGATTTTGCGAGGATGAAATGACTCTAACCGATGGTAGTGATGTTACATTATTACCATCATTTCGTGTCTGGGCCGAAGATGCTTTGGCTTGGTATTACGAAAGCAACGACCGCGTATTTAACCCTAAGACGGGTAGATGGGAAATGCGCAAAAGAATGAAAAGACTAACGAGGAAACAATTCCTTATAGTCGGACGCGGTGCTGCGAAATCATTGTATTCTACGTTCTTACAGACGTATATGTTATTGATTGACCCGTCGACTACTCATCAGATAGTCACAGCACCAACAATGAAACAGGCTGAAGAAATTATGGCCCCTATTCGTACCGCTTTATCTCGAGCAAAAGGACCATTAATCAGATATATGGTCGAAGGATCGAAGATGACAGGTAACATGCAACAGAAACAGTTGCTAAGTAGTACGAAGAAGGGTATAGAGAACTTTGCAACAAATAGTTTATTGGAAGTCCGACCTATGTCGACTGATAGACTTCAAGGTTTGCGTTGTAAGTATGCCTCTGTAGATGAATGGCTCTCAGGAGAGATTCGTGAAGACGTTATAGGTCCTATAGAACAAGGGGCGTCCAAGAACACCAACTATTTGATTGTCGCTACTTCATCAGAAGGTACAGCCCGGAACGGTGTAGGGGATACAATCAAAATGGAGTTAATGGACATACTAGAAGGTCGATACAACAATCCTCATGTATCTATATGGTACTATCGTTTGGACGATGTTCGTGAGGTTCCGTATCCAGAGACCTGGCTTAAAGCAAATCCTAACCTCGGTGTAACAGTTTCTTATGAAACATATCAAGCCGATGTTGAACGTGCAGAAACTCAACCCGCAACAAGAGCCGATATCCTCGCTAAAAGGTTCGGTATTCCAGTTGAAGGTTTCACATATTTCTTTGTCTATGAAGAAACAGAATTACACAGACCTCAAAACTTCGATGGTCTCGTCTGCTCAATGGGCGCCGACTTATCTCAAGGTGACGACTTCTGTGCATTCACATTCCTGTTTCCAATTGGTTACGGCAGATTTGGTGTTAAAACTAAATCATATGTATCCGAAGCCAAACTTAAGAAACTCACTGCAGCAATGCGTAATAAATACGACGAATTGATAGCAGAAGGTACGCTAGTAGTTATCCCCGGAGTACTTTTAGATATGAATAGAGTATATGATGACCTTTATGACTTCATTTTGGAACATAAGTACGTCGTTTATACTCTGGGATATGACCCATACAATTCTCGAGACTTCGTTCAACGATGGATCAGAGATAATGGCGAATTCGGTATCGAAAAAGTTATTCAAGGAGCTAAAACTGAAAGTGTACCTATGGGTGAACTTAAAAATCTAGCGTCAAATCGAATGTTAATATTCGATGAAGAACTAATGAAGTTTGCTATGGGTAATGCCGTGGCACTTCAAGACAACAATGGTAACTACAAATTGTCTAAACGGAGAGCGTCCGAGAAGATCGATAATGTAGCTGCCTTGATAGATGCCTGGGTGGCTTATACCCGCCACAGAGATCTATTCGACTAAATCGCAACGAAGGAGCAATATGGGAATAATGGATAACGTCAGACATGCTTGGAGTATGTTTGCAAAGAAGCCAAACGAACCCAGTCTTAGGGAAACCGATCCCAAGTATCAGCAAACCTTTGAACCGCGAGCGTTAAATCCGAATAGTACAATTCCACAAAGGACATATAAACGATCTTCGATCGCATCAATGATCTTTAATAGGATTGCTATGGATGCTTCAATGGTAACATATCAGCATGTCAAGATCGTAAATTATGGTACTGACGACTCTACTAAAAATCAAATTGTTCAAACATCTAGTTTACAACGTTTGTTTGAAGTAGAAGCTAATATTGACCAGACTAGTACGGACTTTTTCCATGACCTAGTATTCTCTCTATTTGATGAGGGTGTAGTTGCTGTGGTTCCTATGACTGCTGATATAGATCCCAGTACGTCTGATTCGTATAATATCTCATCTATGAGGGTGGGAAAGGTTCTCGAATGGTATCCTACAAGAATACGTGTTCGAGTATATAACGAAAACAAAGGAGACTTCTCTGAGATAATTGTGCCTAAGAAAATGGTAGCAATTATCGAGAACCCTTTAAATTCCATTCTCGGAAATGAAAATCCGACTATGGATCGCTTGATCCAAAAGTTATCAATTTTGGACAAACAGGATTTGGAGTTGGTATCTAATCGTTTGAACATGATTCTCCAATTACCATATCCTACTCGGGCAGATGTTTACAAAGACCAAGCCGAAAATCGTATTAAAGCGATTGAAAATCAGCTAAAAGATTCGAATCTTGGTATTGCATACATTTCGTCCGAAGAGAAGATCACTCAGTTAACAAGACAAATTTCTTCTACTCTTATGGAGGAGATCAAATACTTAACCGAGGAACTTCTCAATCAAATCGGTTTAACAAAGAACGTATTTAATGGTACTGCGTCCGCTTCGGAAATGCAAAACTATTATACACGTACTATCGAACCTATTACCAAAAGAATACAAGAAGAATTCCAAAGAAAGTATATCACTAAAACGGGATACACCCAAGGTCATCGTATTGTGACATATACTGATCCATTTAAACTTGTTCCTACCGAACAGCTAGCTACCATTGGTGATACACTTCTTCGAAATTCTATTCTTACACCTAATGAATTCCGTGCTATTATTGGTTATGGTCCATCATCCAATCCTTTGGCTAATGAACTTTATAACCGTAACATTGCTGATTCTAATCAAGGGTATTCTTTACCTGGGTCTGCTGAGTCCCCTGAAGGAGATTATACTGAAACCGAAGAGGGTTACTACCCGCCTGAAGAACAGTAAGAAACTTCAAAATCCAAGCAAATAAAATAGGAGGACACACATGGGAACTCATCCAGCTTATGACTTCGCCGGTTATGCGACACGAAATGATTTGCGTTGTACCGATGGAGTCACTATCAAGCATGGAGCTTTCGAGGATAATGACGGTAAAAAGGTTCCGCTAGTTTGGTCACATGATCCTAGCACCCCAGAAAACGTCATTGGACACGTAATACTCCATCAAGACAGTGAAGGCATGTATTGTGAAGGTTACTTCAACTCTACACCAAATGCTGAAGCTGCTAAAGAGTTGGTACTACATGGAGATGTCATGTCAATGTCGATTGGGGCTAACCGTATTAAGCGTACGCCATCTAATGACGTTATTCATGGCAATATCTATGAAGTATCATTGGTAATTGCCGGGGCAAATCCTGGTGCTGTAATTACGGAAGTCATTCGACATTCCGACAATCCTGAGGAAGGGGAAACCATCATTATGGAATCTAATGAAATCATCCATTCTGCTCGCGATATTCTTATCGGCGAAGCGAAGGGTAAACCATCGTTGTTAGATCGTATTCAGCATGCTGAAGAAGGTCAAGCAACCGCCGAGCTCGACAAAGTTCTGGAAACACTTACACCAGAACAACAAGAAGCCGTTGCTCTTATTGTCGACGCTGCTGCTGAAAGTGCTGCAGATGCTGCAGCAGAAGAAGTACTTAGTGAAATCGAAAAAGAACTCACTACACCACCAGCAGAAGAAGACGATGCTCCAGCTGAAGAAGACGATGCTCCAGCTGAAATTGAACAAAAAGACAATGAAGGAGAAAAGTTAATGCATTTTAACGCTTTCGAAGGTGATACTCTCACTCATAGCCAAGCTGCTACTATCAAAGATCAACTTACTCATGCAATGAAAGTTGCTCAAGAATCAGGTCGCAAAGTTTCTCATGTTCTTTCCGAAATGGGACAAGACGAACTGAAACACTCAATGAACAATGTTGAATTGTTGTTCCCAGAACACACTCTTACTGGCGGTGGAGTACAAGTAATCTACTCTAACAACACTGCTACCGAACATATTCTTGGAGCTGTTACAAAAGTACCTACTGCTTTTGTTAAGTCTATCATGTCAGACCTGTCAGACCTTTCTGAAGAAAATCTTCGTGCTAAAGGTTACATCAAGGGTAACCAAAAGAAAGAACAAATCATTTCTTTCCTTACTCGTAAAACAGATCCTAAGACAATCTACAAGAAACAATCAATCGACCGTGACGATGCTATCGACATGGGTCAACAATTGAACGTTGCTGCTTTCTTCCAACAAGAAATGCGTATGAAGCTGAACGATGAAATCGCTCAAGCAATCCTCGTAGGTGATGGACGTGCTACTGGTTCACAAGACAAGATCGATGAAACTAAGATTCGTCCAATCTCTAAAGATGACGACTTCTACACAATCAAGACTAAATACGATTCTAAAGTATTGCTTGATATCTTCGAAACTGTTGCTAACCAAAAAACTAAGATGCATGGTTCAGGAACTCCAACCCTGTATGTAAACCCAACATTCTTGGTTAAACTTCGCTTCTTGCGTAACAAGAACGAACAATGGGTATTCGGCGGACAACAACCTGCTACTACAGAATACCTTGCTTCATTGTTTGGTGTTAAAGAAATCGTTGAAACTAACTTCTTGAAGGAAGATGAAATGATCATGGTTAACTTGGCAGACTACCAAGTAGGTACAAACCAAGGCGGTCAAGTAACTTCATTCGAAGACTTCGATATCGACTACAACAAGCAGAAATACTTGATTGAAGCTCGTCTTTCAGGTGCTCTTGTACGTGCTAAAGCTGCTGTGTACTTCACACCTAAAGAAGCTGCAGCTGTAGTTCCTGGCGGCTAATCATGAAGCTAACGGGCATCGCTGGGTTTGAACTTGATCAAGTCGAGCGCGAAGACATGCCCAGCGTTTTCGAGAGTAAAGTCGTGACCAAGAAGTTTCGCGGAGAGCTTCTTAGTCAGACTTGGCGTAATCAAAATAGCGACAAATCCACTAATGATAATTTGCTAAACAATAACAGAATCTCCCTTGTTATTAATAAGTTCTTCATGAGCAACATTGCAAATCTAAAATATGTGGAATATAATGGTGTTAAATGGAAAGTTGAGTCTTTCGATATTAAATCACCAAGAATTCACATTACATTAGGAGGAGTCTATAATGGTTAAAAATCGTCGAGATTTTCTTGATAAGAAACTCCGTGAAGTTTTAAAAGAACACGGCTACGCTCTCTATTATAATTCAACGTCAAATACAAAAATCACATACCCATGCGTCATCTATAAGCTTTCCGACAAGCAGTCTAGGTTTGCAGATGACGTTCGGTATTTTCATAGAGACATGTATCAGGTAACTGTTATTTCTAAACTACCAGATTCGCCGGTAGTTGAAGATATTATGGAGAAATTCCAAAATGTTACATTTGATTCAAACTATGTTATTGATAATTTGTATCACTCAATTCTTACTATAACACAAAGCTATTAGGAGGATTTAAATAATGGCTGAACTTAAATATCTTGAAACTGGTTCTCGTATTTATGAAACTGGTGTTTCCAAAGGTGTCTTGTTCGTTATGGGCGACACTGGTACATACAACCAAGGTGTTGCTTGGAATGGTTTGACTAACGTTCAAGAATCTCCAAGTGGTGCTGAAGCGAATGACCAATACGCTGATAACATCAAATACCTTTCATTGACTGGTGCAGAAAACTTCGAAGGTACTATCGAAGCATTCAGCTCACCTAAAGAATTTGACCAATGTGATGGTATGGCCGAAATCGTAGCAGGTGCTAATGCTCACCAACAAAACCGTCGTCCATTTGGATTCGCATACCAATCAATCATTGGTAACGAAGTTAAATTTAATGAATACGGTACAAAACTTCACTTGTGGTATGGATGTAAAGCTGCTCCATCTGAACGTCAACACCAAACAGTGTCTGATAGTCCAGAACCAGCAAATCCATCATGGTCAATTACTTCTACACCAGTAGACGTTCCAGGATTCAAACCAACTTCAGTAATCACTGTTGATTCTACTAAAGTTGACGCTACTAAATGGAAGAAGCTTATTGCTAAAGTCTATGGTGACGAAACAGGAAATGCTACACTTCCCACACCAGCAGAAGTTATCAACTTGCTTAAATAATTAATCGAATAGGAGAACTACATGTTAAAGCAAAAAATCAATTATGAAGGTTTTGACGGTCCAGTGACCACTGAAGAATATTTCAATCTTACTCGTATTGAGCTGATTGAATTCCAAGGACGACATGGCGGTAAGGAGATTGAAGCTCGTATCAACGAAATTCAAAAGAACGAAGATTTGACCGCTTTGTATGCTCTCCTCAAGGATCTTATCCTTTCCGCCTATGGTAAACGTGAAGGTGACCGGTTCGTCAAGAACAAAGAAGTTCGCGATGAATTTGGACAATCTCTTGCGTTTGGTCAATTGATCGAAGATCTTCATGAAAACGAAACCTCTATGTTAACTTTTGTTAAAGGGATTCTTTCATCCATTAAAGGATTGGACGAACTCGTTAATAAGCAGGCATTAGAACAAGGTTAATCGTTTCGCCGATGGGAATTACTCATCGGCTTTTTTTTAAATTGAGGTATGATCTATGAAACACGATTTCTTATATATCGAAGTTGACTCTTTGTCGCTTTTTGATGAAGAAAACCAAAGATTCATTGATAGACCTAAGCAAAAAGTAGAATTTCGATACACTCTAAAGAATTTAGATGAGTGGGAATCAAAACATAAGAAGAGATTTCTTGATAACAAGGATCTTACTGATGACGAACTTTTAGATTTTATTAAGATAATGTGTACTGATAAGAACTTTGACTTTAACCGGTTGGATGTCGATCAATATAACAGAATTATACAATATGTCTATAAGGATGTACCATCAGCAACGGTCTTACCTAAAAGTAAAAAGAAGTCTAAAGCTGGACAACGACAGTCCGTGTTTACCTCAGAGATACTATATGCTCATATGGCTATTAATGGAATACCATTTGAATGGGAGAATAGAAATCTAAACAAGCTGATGTTGCTTATTAATACTGTTAACTCATTACAAGCTCCGCCAGAGAAGATGTCTAAGACAGAAGCTATGGATGAGCAAAGATCTATCATTGAACAACGTCGAGCTGAAGAAGCTCGATTGTATAAAGAGATGGAAGAGAAGGAGAAACGGAATGCAAATAACATCTAGCGGAGATTTCAACAATATTGAAGCTTGGTTGAAACGTACTGTTAAGAAACAGAATTCTGGTCCTGCAGAAGAGTTGGCTAAGATGTTAACGAATAGATTGTCGGAGACGACTCCAGTTGGTAGCGGAAAGACGGCTTCTTCTTGGGATTACACAATCAATCAAAATGGTGACAATATTGTTATAGAGATAACAAACTCCAATATAAACAAAGGGGTTTCAATCGCTCGTATAATTCACTATGGTCATGGGACAGGAACCGGTGGGTATGTTCCACCTAGACCATATATTACCCAAGCGATAAATGATGTATGGTCATCTCGCGTAGGTAAAATTTTAGAAGAAATGATTAAATAGGAGACAATATGGCAGGATATGTTGATGAAAAAATTGCCAAAGTCACCTTAGACAATAAAGGCTTTACTAAAAATGCACAAGACACAATGTCAGCATTAGATAAGCTAAAAGCGGCTTTCGCTAAGGTTAGCGGTAAAGGAGCTGCTGATAATGTTGCTAAGGACATGGCTAAAATGAATCAGGCGATTTCAAGTTCAACAGAAAAATCGAACGGCCTATTATCTCGTCTTAGAAATATCTTTAAACGAAACACTGATAATATGGATACCAGTGGTGCTGGAAGATCCATTGACCAGATGAATACTGATATTGCTAGTAAGACTAGTAAAACTGGAGGTATTCTTGCTCGTTTGAAAAGTATATTCAGAAAGACGGATGACGGTAACAGTTTTTCGAGAACCTCTGGGGAATTTGATAAACTAAATGCAAAAGCTGGAGGAATAAATCTTAATCCTCTGACAAGTGCATTTTCTTACGCTTCAGCATCTGTTCAAAACTCATTATCCGTTATGGATATAGCAATGGGTAATGTGCTCGGAAACATGATGCAACGAGCAATACAATTTGGGTCTCAATTCTTTAGAGGACCTATGGATGGTTTGACTGAGTATAAAGATAAGCTCGGATCAATTCAAACTATCATGACAAATACTGAATGGGAAATTCCAGACCAAACAATGCGTATGCGTAAGACTTCTAAAACATTGGAAGATCTTAACCAATATGCGGATAAGACGGTTTACTCATTCGCGGATATGACAAGAAATATTGGTACCTTTACTGCGGCTGGCGTTGGATTGGAAGATTCTGCCACTGCGATAAAAGGTATTTCAAACTTGGCTGCCGCTTCAGGATCAAACACCCAACAAGCATCAATGGCAATGTATCAGTTATCACAAGCACTAGCATCTGGTAGAGTAGGTCTTCAGGACTGGAACTCTGTAGTAAATGCTGGTATGGGTGGTAAACTGTTCCAAGATCGATTGACCGCTATGGCAGAGAAAATGGGCCAAGCTCGTGACACTACTAAATCTTTCCGTGACTCATTGAAAGATGGATGGTTAACTTCTGAAGTCTTAATTGCGACTTTGAAGGAAATGTCTATCGATGAACAAATGCTCAAGGCAGCCACAGAAGTTAAGTCGTTTGGACAATTAGTAGATACTGTTCAAGAAGCGATTGGTTCTGGATGGGCTCAATCTTGGGAATATTTGCTTGGTGGATTCGAAGAAGCCAAATCAATGTGGACCAATATTGGTAATATTGTCAACCCATTCCTACAAGACGACCAAGGAACATATTTCGACACTGTTCTAGAAATGGAACGTTCACTTGGTAACTATCGAAATGCTATGTTAAAAACCTGGAAAGATATGGGTGGACAACAAGCATTGTTTGATGGTATTACTAACTCAATTAAATTTGTTATAAATTCTTTATCTAGTTTGAGAGAAGGATTCCGAGACGTTATTGGTACATATCAAGAATCTGCTGCTGTACTAACTCAGTTAACTTTCAAATTTAGAGATTTTACAAAATCATTAGCCGAAAACGTATATATCCAAGGGACTTTAAAATCCATTGGTAGAGCGTTTGGTACAGCATTTGAATTTGTCGGAACTGTACTTGGAAAAGTAGCTTCTGGTATTAGTTCTGTTTCTGGATCTGGGAATGGATTAATCCTAACCTTTAAACAAATTGCTGATGGTATTACTCAATTCTTAAACGGATTACTACAATCAAACAATGTTATGACTGGTTTTGTCAATATCGGTAAGACCATCGGAAACGTATTCGGTATACTTACATCTATATTCAAGATAGCTGTGACAATAATCGGACAGTTCTTCTCAGCATTTACTGGAGGAGACGGTTCCGGTTTCAAAGATTTTACTGGTACCCTTGCTGATATTACTGGTAAAATTAGAGAGTTCACCGAAAAGTTAGAACAATCAATTAAATCAGTCGGCTTATTCAAATCGATGGGTGCGATTATCAAAGGAGTCTTTGATCTTATTGGTAGTGCATTTTCTGCTATTACTGGGAAGTTCAAAGAATTCAAGATTCCAGAGTTCAATGCTGAAGGAGGATTCTTTGATAAACTAAAGACCTATGTATCCGATGGCGCTTCTGGAGTAATGAATGCTCTCGGAAATACATTCGGTAAGATAGGCGAGTTTCTAGGTAAAGTCTATGGCGAATTAAAAGGATTTGTTAAAGGGATCGGAGAATTCCTTAAAGATATCCATGCTGCAGATTTAGCAACGGCTATTGTCAGCTTATTTGCCATTGACAAATATATCAAAGGGACAAGTTTAAAAGAAGGTCTTGTTGATAAGATTTTTGGCAATATCAAAGAAGTACTTGGTAAATTCACAGATGATGCTAAGTCATTTAAAGATAGTTTCATAGAAATCTTCGATGGATTTGGTAAATCATTAAATGCGTTTACTAATATGGTAAATGTTACCTCGTTACTACTTATTGCTGCAGCAGTTGGTATATTAACACTCTCAATCAAAGAGTTATCCAAAATGGATATGCCATCTCTTTCTAGAGGTCTTATTGGTGTTGGTGGGGCATTCTTGATCTTAATGTCCGGAATGAAGAAGATGTCCGCAATTGCAGCAGGTATGCCTAAGGGTGGCGCGACCACAATGTTGGCTCTGGCGTTCTCTATGAAAATACTCGCTAGCGCTATGAAGAAGATAGCGGAACTAGATACCGAACAAGTAGGTAATGCTTTACTTGGATTATTCGGAGCTATGAAAATCATGGTTATGGGTATGAAAGGTATGTCTAGAGCGGGACAAGCGCAAACATCTATATTCCAAATGATCGGAATGGCTCTAGCTTTGAGAATATTAGCCTCAGCAATGAATGCGTTGAAAGATTTCTCATGGGAAGAAATGATAAGATCTGCATTAGCTGTTGGTGGACTAATGATGGCCATGTCAATGTCTATGAAGTTGATGAAGGGGGTTAAAGTCCCTATCTCAACAATATTCTCAATGATAACTATGGCGTTGATGATGAAAGTCTTAGTTTCGGCTATGGCGGACGTCACTCGACTCGATCCGGCAAGATTAGTAGATGGATTTACTGGTGTTATCGGATTGATGGGTGCTTTGGTCTTAGCTTCTAGAATGATGAGTGGCGTTAAGATCAAAATGAGTGCAATGTTCGGAATGATTGCTTTCGTAATAGCGATAAAAGGATTGGTATCATCAGTTAAAGATATTGCTGAAATTAATCCGGAAAGAGCTATACCGGCTATGACTGGTGTAGGCGCTTTACTAGCAGTTCTTGCTGGAGCAACTAGAGTATTATCTGGTGTTAAAGTTAATATGACTGCTATTTTTAGTCTTATTGCCTTTTCTGGTTCTGTGTTTATCTTAACACAGTCCATATTACCTCTAGCTAAATTACCTCTAGATAGTCTAGGAATTGCTATGACGGCAGTAGCCGCTATGATCGCGGGGTTAATTGCTGCATCATATGCTTTACAAGGCGCTAAACCAAGCATTACAGCAGTGTTCTCTATGATCACATTCTCTGGCGGTATTTTCTTAATGACATTGGCTATTAAGAAGATTGCTGATATGGATCCGATGGGTCTGGTACAAGGTTTTGCTGGAATTACTGCTCTTTTAGGCATTCTTATCGGCGCTTCACATATGTTGAAGAGAGTTAAGTTAAATCCTACAGCACTAATAACATTAGTAGCATTAGTCACTACGTTATTTGTGGTGATGCAGGGACTCCAACAACTAGCTAACCTTAAACCTGCTAATTTATTAGCCGCTACCGCTGCTGTTGCGGGAGTATTACTCTCTGTTGCTGCCGCTTCGGCTATTATATCTAAGACGTCGGGTACGGTGCAACAAGCAGTAGCTACTGCTGGTATCCTAGGATCGTTTGCGAGTCTGTTACGGGCAATAGGCGAAACTCTTGAAAAAGTAGCAGCTCTTAGCTGGCAAGGTGTACTTTTGGCAATGGGATCTATAGTAGCCGTTATGGCGATGTTGATTATAGTATTAAAGAAAACTTCCAATATCGATGGTGATGTTGGTGAGTTGGTAGCATTGTCTGCGGTTCTTTATGCTGCCGGAGAGTCATTATCCAAAGTAGCAGCACAACCTTGGCAAGGTATCCTTGCTGCAACAGTTGCTATGGTTGCGGTTATGGCCTCATTAGGCATAGCAATGAAAGCTATTTCTGCCCTACCTGCTTCAGCTGCTGGTAAACTAGCACTTCTAGCTGCATCATTAGTATTATTAGCAGTTCCAATTTATATGTTATCGACACTTAACCTCGTAGCTGTAGGGGTTGGATTACTTGCACTTGCAGGTAACTTAGCTATATTACTAGGAGCCGCTGCTTTAGCAGGACCACTGTCCGGTGGTTTAGCGGCTTTATCTGGAGCTCTTCTAAGCTTTGGGGTGTCTAGTGTTCTAGCCGCTTCTTCTATTCTTATTGCTGGTCTAGGTTTCCTAGCATTTGCAACAGCATTGGCAACATTAGCAAAAGTTGCGCCTGGGGCATTCAAAGGAATTGTCGAAGGCCTTGACGTGGCTATGCAAACATTAGCTGCTAGAGGTCCATCAATGGTTGTTGCTGGTGTGCAGATAGTTAGAAACTTCCTGCATGGATTAGCAGAACTATTACCAGATATAGTCAAAGCCGGTGTTGAGTTAATTACTAATTTCTTAAACGGTATGGCGGAGGCTATGCCACAATTATTCTCAGCAGCCGTTCGATTGTTAACTGAATTTGCAAAATCTGTTATGGAAAATGCGGATATCTTGGTACAGACAGGTATTGAGATTGCCATTAAATTAACGGAATCTATTGCGAACTCATTAACTAAGACCAAAGACAAATTGGTTCCAGCGTTAGAGAAGTTGTTCAAGATTATCCTTGATATTTGCTTGGCTCTTCTTGAGAAATTAATCGGACCTTTGCTCGAGGGTATTGTTAAAGTCTTACAACCAGTTGTGGACTTTATTATAAATATCCTTAAAGGGTTATCTGATATTCTAGCTCCTATTTTGGAACCTATCGCAGCAACTCTTATTGCATTGTTCGAAGGTTTAGCTAGCATAATCAGATCTGTAGCGGATGTACTTGTCCAGTTATTCCAGTCCATAACCTCAATAGTTCAATCTATTGCTGATGTTATTATCCAAATCGTACAAACTATAGAGTCCGTATTTACCACAATTGGTAATACAATCCAATCATTCTTTAATACATTACAAACATTATTCATGTCTATTGCGTCTATTGTACAATCTGTTATAGATGGTATTGTTGGGGCAATTAATGGATTTGCGAATGTTATTAGAGGTATTGGTGATGCCATTTCTTCTATATTCCAAGGAATTGGACAAGCAATACAGTCAGCACTCCAAGGTATCGGTTCTATTATCGAGTCTGTTGGTAGTGCTATCAAATCTGTATTTGAAGGCGTTGGTAACGCGGCTAAGTCATTTGGTGAAGGCGTTAAAGCCGCTCTTCAAGGAGTCGCTGAAGTATTCCGTGGAATTGGTGACGGTATTAAGTCCGCATTTGAAGGAGTAGCATCTATCATCGACGCTGTTGGTAATGCCGCTAAGAATGCAGGACAAGGATTCAAATTGTTTGCACAAGGCGTATCAATTATCGCCAAAGATGGTATTGCTGGTGCGGCTGGTATTACAGCAGTTGCTGCAGCTGTAACAGGTCTGGGTTCTGCATCATATGCTGGTAACCTTGTGGGATTTACAAAAGACTTGGGATCTCTTAAAGGTGTTATCGCGGGTCTTGCTGGTTCTGCTGGTGGTATCATGGCGATGTCTACTGGATTTATCATGATGAATGCTGCCTTAGCAGGTCTTGCCGGAACTGTTCCTACAGTATCCTCAGCATTCCAGAACCTACAAACACCAATCACCACACTTGCTCCGGCTATCCCATCATTAGCGGCCGCATTTTCTATGTTAGCGCCATCTATCATGATGTCTGCATCTGGAATTATGCCGGTTGTTGCTGGATTTACTCAACTAGGAGCGATTGTTCCAAGCCTTGCAGCAGCACTACAAACCGTACCTGCGGCGTTCCAACAAGCAGCACAAGGAGCTATGATGTTTGGACAATCTCTGGGACAAGGCATTATGGCTTCTGCTCCTATGGTGATTATGGCTGTCCAACAGTTAGCTACACAAGCAGTTATGTCTGCTCAAATGGCGTTTCAACAAGGACAACAAATCGGCGTTCAGTTTGGACAACAAATTGCTACAGGATTGATGTCTCAGTCTGGAGCCATTACATCTGCCGCTCAGTCAAGCGCAAACATGTCCATAAATTCTGTAAGAGGTACGTTCTCTCAAGGCGGAGCCATTGGACAACAATTTGGATCAAGCATTGCTAGCGGTATTTCTGGAAGCTCTGGTTCTATTACGGGATCATCTTCTAGTGTGGCAAACAGTTCTGTAAACTCTATCCGTGGAGTATTCAATCAAGGCACTTCTCTTGGTTCTCACTTCGGTGGATCTGTGGCTAGTGGTATTTCTTCACAATCAGGTTCTGCTCACGGAGCAGGTTCTAATTTAGCGAATTCAGCATACAATGGAGCATCTTCTGTATCATTGAGTTCTGCTGGTAGTTATGCAGGTTATGGATTTGCGAATGGTTTGGCAGCATCTGCTGGGTCTATTTACGCTACTGCTTCTGCAATTGCGTCTAATGTTGCAGCAACCATCCGAAGAGCATTGGATATCCATTCACCATCTCGTGTTACTAAAGCTCTTGGTAAATTCACGGGACAAGGTTTCGAGATTGGTTTGAAAGATACTGGATCTGCAATATTCAGAACTGCTAAAGGTTTGGCCAATCAAGCCATTGAAGCTCTGAATGTCGACGATAGTCTATCTGGACTCCTTATGGACAACATTGACATGACTATTCAACCAACAGTTAAACCAGTATTCGATGGATCTCTTCTTAAAGACATGAACAATCTTTCTGGTAAGATGAATGGTAACTTGACATTGCCATCAAGTTACACTGACAGATTCAATCAAAATGGCAACACAACGATTACTAATTCAGACACATACACGGTCAATGTGAATGTGGAGAACAGAGGTAATCAACCAATTAATCCTAAAGAACTTGCCCGTCAGGTTCAGGATGAATTGAAGAATATGCGTGACGCAGCTTTGCGTTCTAGAGGGGAGGAAATCGCTTGGTAAGTTTAAAGCCAGGTGAATTTCTTATTAATAAAGTAAATTCATCTACTGAAAAGATACTTATCCAAGATCGTCCCGATATCGAAGCACCCAAACGTCGGCAGGTTCATAAAGAGCCTGCTGGCTATGATGGGTTCTTGATTTATGATGATGGAGGATATGAAGCTACAGAAGTAGAACTTACTCTTCTTTATCATGGAGGAAGAGTAGACGATCCTGCAGCTATTTCTACGGCTCGTAATAGGATCTATAAATTCTTCAAGTTTGGTCAATACGAGTTTAAGATGACTCCATATTTTGACCCCGAAAAGGTATATTTGTGCATACTAACTGAAGCTCCAACATTTGAAAACAAATGGTACTATAATGGCGCCATGGTATTTAAACTCAAGATCAAAGTACAACCATATAAGTATTATGTGGATACTATTGACTCTTGGTGGAATATTCCCAAAGCTGGTTGGATGAGAAATCCTAGAATGTCCGATGCCAAACCATTATTCCGTATAATTGGTAATGGTGATTTGGATATGACTGTTGGATATAAGAAGATGATATTCACAGGAGTAGAAGGAAACATCTATATCGACTGTGAGAAATACTTCGTATATCGTAATGAGAATGGAGTTATTACAAACGCAAATCATAAATGTAAATCAAAGGACTTTTGGCACATACCCTCAGAACAATCGGTACAAATCAATTGGAATGGTGCGATTAGTGCTGTTGACATGATTCCGAGATGGAGGGATCTGCTATGAGACCTATACTTTATGAACAATATGAACGAGACTTTGAGTCGAATGGTATTGGTGTATTGTGGGACGCTCTTGAGTGTGAGGTTCATGAAGTTCGTAATGGCGAATTCGAGTTAGAACTCACATATCCATACAGTGGTCAGTGGTTTAATGAAATCAAAGAGAACCGTTATATTCTAGCAAAGCCTAATGATACTGATTTACCTCACGCATTTCGTATTTATGAGGTAGAAAAGAATACCAAAGACCAGACAATAAAAGCTAAATGCGTGACAATCACGGATGACCTAAATGGTATGCTGGTAAAAGCGGCTAAAGGTAAAGGTACTCCGGCTACAGCATTTGCGCTGGCTAAACAAAATGTTGTTGGTGGTCCAGAAGCAGTTCCTTATGAGTTTTATACAGACATAACCGATAACCTAAAAGACTTCGAGTTTCTTCTTCGGAATATGCAAAGTGTATTATCTGGGGAAGAAGGTTCGCTTATCGACTTATGGCGAGGCGAGATAAAACGGACAAATAACTATATTCATTTACTTAGAAATCGTGGTAAACAAAATGTTACTACTATTCGTTTAGGAAAGAATATGGAGAACTTTAAGACCCAGGTATCTTTCAAAGGTAAATTCACAGCTATATTACCTTATGCTAAGTACACTAAACGTACAGGTAATGGAAACGATCAACAAGAGATTTATGTATTTGGCGACGTCGTTAAATCGATGTACTACAACTCATATTCTCAGAAAAACTTGAGACCTGTGGATTTCTCAAGCGATTTTCAAAATACTGGTCAAGGTAATGGTGATCAAGAAATCACAAAAGCTCAGGTCGACAATGCGGCTAAAAACTATTTCACATCTAGAAATCCTGGTTGTGATATTCCTAGCATACAGATGACTGTTGAGATGGCAGCTCTTAGAGATAGTAATTTGTTCGATGAATATACTATCAATCGTTTAGAGACTATTGGGCTTTGCGATACCGTGGATGTATGGGTGTCCAAATGGAACCTATCCACTACTCTTAAAGTCCGCGAGTTAACTTATGACGTTCTAAAAGAACAGATTAAGACAATGGTTATTTCTGATAATGGTAAAGGTTCTACTAGCTACGGGTCATCTTTAACGTCAACTGTCAACTCAAAGGTGGAACAGAGTGTTAATAACATCTTCTATAACAGTGGAGGCCTATGGTCTAAGATTGTTAACCTTACAGCAGATGGACATAACATTATCAACTATCAGACAACCCAACCAACTTCTGCTAGAACCGGCGATCTTTGGTATAAAGACATGGGTAACGGAAAGGTTCAGCTCAACATTTGGGACGGATCAAAATGGAAGCGAGTTGTGGACTCCGACTTTGAAGATGATGTCAACAGAACGGTGGCAACTCATTTTGCTGAAGTTGAACAGAAGATTAAAGATGCTGAGGAAGACTCTAAGGAACGAACACTACAGGCTTTAAGCAAGGCGGAAAGCGCATTGCTCCAACTCAGGGATCTTCCACAAACTGGAGAATTCAACAAAATCAAAGATCAAGTTGGTGTTTACGAACGAATAATTGGTAAAAACGAATCCGAGGTTAAAAAGAATGTTACAGGAATGGTTATGACTCCTGAAATATTCCAGACCGAGGTATTTGCTAGAGGCGTACTTGGGTCAGTTCTAAACCCACCACCTAAAGTGATTAACCATATTCTATCGACCGATAATTTTGCAGATATGACTTCTGGGATTCTTGTCGATAGAAGAAAAATCAATACGAATTTGACTTATATCGCAAATCCTTATGTTGTTAAACGCCCAACTGGAGTTGACTCTGAACTGTTATTTTACACAATTCCGGTTCGAACCATAACTCCTAGCGCAGAAACCACCGAAGCAAATAATCAACCATATTGGTATATTTCATTCCCACTAGACAATTATGAGATAAAAGTTGGTGAAAGATGGACGCTTTCGTTTGAATGGAGAGTAAATCCTTTAGGTAATGGTTATTTCTCTGCTGCAGAGTCTCAACAATTTCATTATGGTTTTTACGACTTCGATAAAAAACGTTGGGAAATTGGTCCTTGGACGGTTGATGTAAGTGCTACTGGTAGACAGGCAGCTGGTCCAGACTATCGTAAAGTGTCTCAAAATATGGCGTATACTCAACTTAGAAGTCTTGGGAAGAACGTTCGATTTGCGATAGTATATACACATTCATCTTCATTATATTTCCGTAATATAATGTGGAATAAAGGTGAAGAAGCACCATACAGTCCTATTACTTCTATCTCTACTAGGGTTACTCAACTCGCAGGATCTTGGGCTGTTAAAAATCTTAACAGTAACAATGACGTTGTATCCGAGATCAATGCTACAGGTACGGATGTTCGTATAAAAGGTTCATCTATTTGGCTTGACGGTAATACTAAGATTGAGAACGCTGTGATCAAGGATGCTCATATCGCTAATGTCAATGCTGGTAAGGTTACTACAGGCACTCTTGATGCTAATAGAGTTAATGTGATAAACTTAAATGCTAGTAACATTGTGACTGGCACAATGAGTGCAAACTATATTCGAGGTGGAATTCTGGCATCTCAGAGTGGAAGTTTGACATTTGACTTGAATAGGAATTATCTGAGATTCAACGCCGCGGCAAATATAGAATTTACTACTGCAAACAACTCTTTATTCCGTAGAAAAGGTGACGGTACTGGTTTTCTCCATTTTAGTGATGATACTTATGGGGGAGTATTCGTAGGTCTCGGTGTTACTTCACATAATATCGGGACGATATCTCAAGACACTGGTTACTTCTCCGGTATACGTATATTCCGTGCAAACGATAACGTCGACCAAACAGAGATCTTTGGTGATAAAATATTACTTGGTCATGCTTTCTCTGGCGGTCGAGATGGTATATATCATTTCGTATTCGAACCGACTAAACTTTCTAAGGGTATTAGTATGATACGATTATGTAACTCTGTCGAATCTCTATGGAGATGTTGGGAGCATTTAAACAATGTAGGATGGAATGTCGGTAGTAATGACTTTTCAAACGCTGTTTGGAATGAACGAAGAAATCACAAATATATAGGAACATAGAAAGGAGTCATAATATGACTGTAGATATTAATGTATGGTTGGCATGGATGTTTGCACGTGAAAATCGTGTAACATATTCCATGACTTACCGAAACGGGCCTGGTTCATTCGACTGTAGTTCTAGCATGTATTTTGCTGGGGTCGAAGCAGGGATGCCTAAATTATCATGGCCATGTTCAACAGAGTCAATGCATGACTGGTTGTTGAATAATGGTTGGACTCTCATTGGTGAAAACCAAGAGACCGCTACGCAACGCGGAGACATCTTTATCTGGGGACAGAAGGGATACTCTGCTGGGGCCGGAGGACATACTGGTATGTTTGTGGATAGTGAAAACATTATTCACTGTAACTACGGGTATAACACAATTTGTCAGAACAATCACGATTGGCTTTGGGAAATCAATGGAGGTCCTTATGTATACTATTACAGATACACTGGCGGACAACCTCAGGCGACTCTTCCACCCGCCGTAGTACAATCTGCTCAGAACACATTTGAACGTGAGTTAGACGCTCGTCAGCCACTATCAAAATCAGAGCAACCTTACTACGAAGCTACTGTCACGGAGGACTATTGGGTTGAGGCTGCACCATATGGAGGCGCTCCCGAGAAAGAACTATTCAAGGCCGGCTCTAGAGTTCGTGTCTATGAAAAGGTGAATGGATATTCTCGTATTGGTTCTCCTCAATCGGACCAATGGATGGACGACAATTATCTAGATGAAGCTACCGATATGGCCGGACATCTGTAATTTTTAAAAAAGAAACGGTATATAACTTATGAAACTAATTGATGAAAATGGAACCCTACAACACGTTGATAATTCTTCCGATGTTATCAAACATTATGGTAAGAAAGGAATGAAATGGGGAGTTAAGAAGGCTATTGATTATGCTAAAGCTTATGGTAGGGCTGCTTACAACAATGCTCGTCACCCAATCCATTCTACTCGTGCAAGTATGGAAGCTCTTGTGAAATCACCGGTGGGATCCAACCTTGCTACTAAGCGTTCTTTGGACTACCGTAACAAACGTGTATCTGAATTGGTTAAAGCGAAAGCTGCTATGAAAGACTCTAATCGCAAATACAAGAAAGAGCGTAAGGCTATTGATGAGAAATATTCTCGTCGTGAAGATAAGATCGGCAACATGAAGGGAAGTAATTCTAAGATTGCAAGGTTGGAAAATGAGAATGCCGCTGCGCATTTGAAAGAACGTGGACGTCTTGATGCCAACTACAAGAAGAATAGTCCTAAGAACAGATACGCTAACGTTAAGAAGAACGGTCGTACGAAATACTAGGAGGTACTAATGGTATTATTGTATGATAATGATACCTTAGTTCACGTTGATTCCTCGGAAGATGTTATCCGACATTATGGTAAGAAAGGTATGAAGTGGGGCGTACTAACCTCTGCTAGAAACCTTAAAACTCGTTGGAAAAATCTTCCTGAGAGTCGACGTAAACAAATTAAACTAGCTGCACAGGTAGCCGGATATACTGTAGGTATTGTAGGATACCATTATGCTAAAGGCAAAGCAAACCCTTATATAAGGAATGCTATTGTCCGAGCTATAACATAAGGAGGTCTGAATGCCAGACATTTATGAAATGGACGAAAATCAACGTATTGAGCAATCCGTAAATGGGTTGCTCGGGCGTTTGTCCGCATTAATTTGGGAGAACGAATCCCTCAAAACAGAAGGAGCTTATTATAAGCAAAAATATATTGAGGCTATGGAAGAACTGTCTCAATTAAAAGAAAAAGGAGAAAAATAATGGTTGTAAGTGCAAAAAATGTAATCCTCAATACAACTTTGGATTTAAGAGCGGGTATGGATACTCTTAAAATTCATTTGCCAGAAAAATATCTTAAAGGTGAGAATAACAAGTTATACGTTAAAGTAAAAGACATTATTATTGGCGATCAATTCTTCTCTAAAGAGTTCACAAATGCAACAAACCCCATAGAGATTAAACTACATAAGAGTCTTTCTGGTTACACAGGCGATGTATATATTGAGTTTAGCACATTGCCAGATTTCAAATTCTACTTTACAGTTAAGAATGAAAAATCTTCTGTATATCCAGAAAAAACATCGAAATCGTTCTATCCGTCCGATACTGTATTCATCAATCGTGTTCCTGTTGTAGAATTAACTGAGATTAAGGTTGATGAGATTAAAGAAAATTCAAAAGCTGACGCAAAAACGGTTATTAACCTTGAAGAAATTCGCAAAGGGTTGTTTGCGGATCCTGAAGGAAAGTATTTAAATTTCGAAAACGGATATTCTGGAGTAGGTTCTCATCCTGGAGATTGGACTACAGCATTGGAATATAATACTATTGTTGGATTACTTAACAGCGAACCGGATAGCACTTGGACGCGTATACTCGATAACGCACAAATGCGCGGCGCAATGCAGGGTTATAAAAAAGAATCTTTGAAAAATGAGAATGTATCTTTCTATGATTATATCGTTTTTAAACTAACTAATAAATATCAAGGAGATATTAATTTTAAATCCATCGAAGATAACTTACTTTCTAGAGTTATTAAACAACATGATGAATTGGTTCGTATTGTAAAACAATTAGCGGCTACGGCTAATATTGAGCATACTTTGGACAATCCTTTCGGAGAATCCGAATAATACAACGCAGGACCTACACAGGTCCTGTTTTTTTTTATCAAATAATCGCAGAATTTACACATCCAATAATGAAAACAAATATAATTATTGGAGGACATTACTATGTTAAAATATGTTGATTATAAAGGAAACGAAGTTACTGAAATTGCCGCTCGTGAGGGTATTGAGCAAATATTGGCTATTCGTGAGTATTTAAATAATTTGATGGTGTTTCTTCGGGATACAACTGAATTATCCGAAGAACAAATCAAAGAGTTTGATAATACTGTACGAGAGTTCAATAATACACTCGATTACTGCTCACCGAAAGGTGAAGAAGTACGTATCGATCCAGATACATATCTTAAACTACAAGGAATTAGTATGGAACTTATGACTATATGTGGTAAAAAAGATGAAAGCTATTACTATGAAAAAGGAGTTGAATATGCTAGTGAACATCAAGAGGAAGCCATTGAAATGGGTAGACTCTGTTATGAAATTCACAACAAATACGAAGCACTTAAAGAAGCGTAATAGCTTCTTCTTTTTTCGCATAATTTACATATGGCATAATGAAAAACTAATTATATAAAAGGAGGAACACATTATGTTCAGAAGAATTTTGCGGGAAGTTGGATTTCGCTGTTTGGCGGGATATGCTGTTCTTGAGGAGGGAAGGATTAAGAAACTCGAGCAAGAAGGGTATATTCTAAAAGATGCGGAAGACCACCAACGTAGGATGGATACTTTACATTACGTGCTAAAGACCTTGAAAAATAAAGGTTTCTAAAGAATAGGCTATCTCAGCCTATTCTTTTTTTCGCATGATTTACATAGAGTATAATGAAGAAATAAGAAAAGAGGAAACAATTATGACATTTAAACATAATGAAGTATTATATCACAGATTGAGTGATTTTGGTTATTATATGCCTTTTGATACTAAGGATATAAAGGATACAGAAAACCTAGATGAGGTAATAAATCTAACAATTGATTGGATTGAAAGCTACGCATACTACTTACAAAAATATACAGAAAGTTGTGAGTATTCTAATCCGTTTGATATTGAACTGGATAGATATACTAGACGACTACATGTGAATCGTGTTAAGTTGTGTGGTGTGCAGAATGAACTGATGGAATTGTTAAAATACGATAACTATTCTAGAATTAAAGCTGTAAAACTTATGTTAAAGACAATAGCATTAATAACAAAATCAGCATGTACAGTGTATTGTACAACATTATTTGAGGACAATTAGTCCTCTTTCTTTTTCGCAGTAATTACATATATCATAATGAAGAGGAATATAAACACAAGAAGGGTTTGCTTAGTGAAATAGGAAAGCAGCTATACATTGTATAGAAGTGCGGTGACGATGCCGCAAATCCGCATTCTTCTTTTTTTCTTGAGACAACATGTCTCATTATTTTTTTTGTAAGGAGGTTCTAATATGAACATTGATGAAGATCGTTTGTTACAACCACTGGCTATTCCGAAACGACCACTACCCACACCTGAAGAAGTCGAGGAAGTTCGTAAAGAAATGCTTGACTGGTATAAGAAGTATCAATGGGTTAACTGTCGTGACTATTCGATTATTTTAGGTTTTATTAATAACAACTACGATCGTCAACACGGTTGGGATGACGAAATGATTCGTAATGCATCAATCACACACAATCGCTCAGGCTACTGGTTGGATTTACCAACACCTATAAAGTTCTAAAGGAGAAATTATGATACCATTTGATAAGATTAGGATTCCAATATTCAACAAAAGAAAGAAGAATTCTGACACAACAGTTGTCGAATCTTATAACAACTACATTCGTAAGATCGAAGTTGTGTACAATCATAATGACGACACTTTCCGGACAAAGATTGATATGGTCTTGTCTGGAAACCAAGTATATTGTCAGGGAGTTATTATCCCAGAAAAGTCTTACGACAAATGCATCTACATAGACGTGCCCAAGGATGCTCTACAACGTCATCTATCTAGCGTTAAGATGCTTTCAATTGGTGCGAGGGATTTTCCAAATACTTTTGCTCTTATTAAAACTTATGTTCACACAATTGGCGACATGTTAGACTACGGTGCTGATTACACAGAGTTGCCACATTTCGTAATTTCAGCACCAAATGATCATACGATATTTACAGACGGTAAAGCAATGGCTTACCAAGAACTATTAACCCAGGAAGGAACTAAATTCGGTGGTCGTGGAAGACTTCCGCAATGGGCATTATGGATATATTAGGAATTACTATTGGAGGAATGTGGGTAGCTACGTTTGTGCTATCTTATTTGTTTGGAAAGAAAGGATTATAATATGCAAAGACATATTCGCGTTATTTTGAAGACAGTTAGACCAATGGATAGTGACTATCGGGTTAGGTCTATTTTGGTTAATGAGGACGATGTGTTATTAGCCTACGACAATATTCACAATAGAAATATAGAGGGCATTGAGACTTATGGTGAATTCTTCATAAAATCGCCCAACAAACTAGAGGCAAATGAGTCTATTATAGACATTAGTTTGGATCTATATCGATGGGATATGTTTGTTACGACAAATACTATTGATAGGATGTTAATTCAGAATACTGATCCTACAGAACATATAACTGTAAACCCAGACAGAGGATATGGACAATCTATCCGTATCCGACATCTTGTGTTAGTTTCGCAGTAATTACATATACTATAATGAAGAAATAAAAAGGAGGAACACATTATGAAAGCAGTCAAAACTTTATGGGACTTGTTTTGGTGCAAGACACTATGTGATCTAGCATTTAAAATCTTTGGAGGCTAATTAACAATTAGCCTTTGTTTTTTTTTAGAAAGGAATTATGATGTATTACAAAGGTTATATAATTAAGGATGGTAAGATTCCAATGTCAGATTATACTTTGACAGAGGAAGGTTTGGATAATATTTTAAAACATCAAGATATTCCATTTGTCAATTCTATTTATGAAAAATTTGCCGAAGCTAAACTAATTCGTGATGGCAATGATATATTTGCGGTTGTTACATTCGATCCTGCCAAGAATCCATTCATAATGTTTGATATTGATGAAGACCTTGACTGTTGGTATTTCAATCCCATGTTCTTTATTCCTGGATTGTCTAGTAAAGATTATTCTAAAGAGATTACAGATATTTATATCGATAGACTTTCTTTAGATGTTTTCGATACGAGATATCGATTAAAGGATCCCGAAACTGTAAACAACCTACGAATCACAAGATATTTTAAAGCGGAGGAAGCTTATGCGAAAAAGAATAAGACGACGGATAATGGGTCTAACTAGTGCTTTTGTGGTCGTTTCTACAATTGTGCTACTTGGATATTCCATTGAGTTACATGACAAAAATGTTGTGTATCAAAATACAATTAAAAAGCAGGAAGACAAGATCTTCTCATTGGAACATCAATATGAAATGATTGAGAACCGATGGAAGACTCGTGACGAAGCTGCTACATATTATTATGACAAATACTTGGAACTAAAGGAAAAGTATGAACCTAGAAAGGAGCTCATGGGTGAGTGAAATAATTAATGTAAATGAGTTAAATCGTAAACGTTTGGATATTTTATTGTCCAAAGAATTCGATTACAATGCTATCATTGATCATGTAAATGAGATTTTGACGAAATCATATTCTGATGTTGTTTATATTCAAAACGTAGCTTTTCGAAAGTTACTAGAATCGAACAATTACGAAAACACACATTCGTTTCCTCTTAATGTTATAATGCGCCAAGTCGCTATCGATTTAGAAGCTGCTGGGTATGAGGTCGATATTAATGTAACCAAATCATACGATCTCGATCATGATATGGAGATGGTATATCCAACTCTAATTATCAAATTACCAGGAGGTATAGAATAATGCCAGAAACACCTATTTCTCCACTATCTCCACCAATGAAGGACGGTAAAATGTGGACTGAACCAGATATGGGAATGTTATCAGGTCAATTAAAGTCATTCTACTATGGAACCCCGAATGGTTATGTTGTACAATTGTCTTACGATATGGAAAATCGTGATAAGAAACCTGTATTATCAGTATCCCGTATTGATGGATATATGGACATAAGACAATATGACACCGTTGTGGATTTTCCTAAAACTTCTGAGAAAAATGATGTATCTTCCAGTACCGCCCAGTCGATATTCGAAATTGATGATTTAGCTAAAGCTAACGAATTTGTCGATAAAGCTAAATCTTTGCCTAAAGCCAAAGAAAAACTTGATGAAACCGATCGTTGGGTTAAAGGATTATATCCGCCAATGTTATTTCAATAAAGAAAGGATTAATATATGAAGAAAATTAATCGTAGTATTGCGTGTTTTATTCTATTCGGACTTGTATTGTTCGGATTGGGTATATTCGAGGTTCTTGACCGTCGAGGCGATAATTACCGAGACAAACATATTGATCAACTCGAAATTCGTATTGGCGAATTGGAGAAAGACAAGCAAGAACTTAGAAACGTCATCGACAAGATGAATGGACTATTGGATAAAAACTAAAGGAGTATATAATGACTAAAAATGTTAGGCCAGTACAGTTTGGTAGGAAGAATCCGTTCATTATTCAAAACAAATCCAAGATTATGACACATTACCATTACCCATTCGAAAACGGTATAATTGTCGAGCTTGTGATTATGCTTGGTGGCGATTACGCATTTGTACGTGTTCGCGATTATTGCGGATATAATCATATTGACAAGGACCAATTCCAGATTTCTGAAATGGAACCTTTGAAGGAACTATTGGACTGGGCTGGTTATTATGAAGACCGGTTTGATAAATGCGGACGACCAGACCTTCGTGAAGAGTTTAAAGCTCGATACGGAAAACAAATTATTAAAAGGAGAAAATAAACATGAAAATTGAAACAAACGATCCTAAGATCTTAGAACTCGCACTTAAGAACCACAAGGCCACTCTTGATTTGGCTCTATTTTCTGAAAAGAATGTAAACAATCTTCGCAACATCACATCTCGTGTATTCACATTTTCTTTGCTGCTCTACGGATCATATCTTGGCATATCCGCTATTCATAACAAATTAGTTATGCCGTACGCAGCCAAACAACTTCTTAAGGACAAGGAAATCGCAAAACTTATGTTGAAAGGATAATATAATGAAAACTCGTATTGAGGCATTTTTCTTATGGATTTACTTCTTCTTTGGAAATCATCGTAAACAATGGTATGATCAAATGGAGATCTATCATTACGCATATTCTAAACAAGTTGAAGAGTTGGATAAACTAGTTATATATACAGAATCAACTAACCGTGCAGTTATAGCCGCTTATAATAGATGTAAGGAACTATCTCACCTTTATTATATTATGACCATACAACTGAGTGAATATCCAAACAAATATTCTATTGCCAAACAAATTATCGAATCCACTAGCCGTGCAGAAATCATTGAAAAAGAATACAATGAAGTTCTTTCGCGAATTGATATTAAATAAAAGGAGAAACATTATGTTCAAATTAACAGACAACCAAAAACCAAGTGTACATTTCGAAGATCCAGCGATGCAGGTAGCTTATGAACACGGGCTACGTCAAGGAGTTGCCAGGGAACAAATTAAAGCAGCGGTTCTTACTATGTTTGGCACCGTATGTTCTTTGTTTGTTGCCGGTGTGGCGGTATATAATGTCCACAAAGTAAATGTTGAACTTCAAGAATTAAACAGTGAAGAACAATTCAAGCGTCTTGTAGAGGAGGAATATGGTAATGACTGATGAAGTTGTAAAATTCCTAGACAAATACGGGGATAAAATATCTGCTTCGTATGAAGTTCTGAAGGAACAATCTAAATGGCATGATGTAATAGTCTATTGGATTATCATTTCAACAATCATTTTAGTTATTGGTCTAATATTTGTGACTATAGCTAGCTTTGGAACCGATTCGTTCGACTTAGATAATTGGAATAAGGTAATGTATGATGGTAAATATTATGAGAAAAGCAAACCCAACCGCGTTCTTGTGTATATCAATATCACTTTACCATTCGTAATCCTATTCAATACTGTATTCTCAGTATGGCTATCTTGGCAACTAGCACCTGACTACAATCTTATTAACAACTTATTAAATCGATGATCGCAGGAATTACTTATACCATAATGAGAAAAAGAAAGGAGTACAAATAATGTACGATATTTTAATGAACTTACTTTATGACGGGCTTGACAAGCAAATGGAGTTGTGCAAAGTCGAGATGGCATATGCCACTACAACCGATGAAGTGCTAAAATTGACTATCAAGTATGCTAAGCTCTTGGCGTTGAAGAATGAAGAACGCAAGAACAGCATTACTTGGAAAGATGGTTTTAACGCTGTCGTCAACTTTGTAGGAATGGCAGCAGTGCTTAATTTCGAACAGACAAATATCATCACTTCGAAAGTCTGGGGTATGGTTAGTTCTAAATTTAAATAAGGGTTATTATACCCTTTCTTTTTTTCTCAAAATAAATTTAAAGGAGTCAGATAATGACAAAAATTACAAAAGAAAATATGCAAAATGCGCATGACGAACTGTTACAAACCTTTGTTGATAAAAATGCTGACTATGGAAATTCATTCGAATCTTCTCTCGAAGAATATGGACTAATCGCAGCTCTTATTCGTATGGAAGACAAAATGGGACGTCTTCGCACTCTTATTAAGTCTGAAGCTAAGGTTAAAGACGAAAGCATCTCAGATACACTGCGGGACTTGTCAAATTATGCTCTCATGGCGTCTGTTTGGTTTGATCATATGAATGATTCCAAAGATGAATTGGATGAACAAATCGAGGATCTTAATCAAAAACTTATCGACCATCTCACAGAACTTGGTGATCCTAACAACGAAAACGAACGTATGGCTAAGCTATTCCCCAATACAGGTTATTATTCAGGTATTAAAGTATTTAAGCCTGGTGAAAAGACCGTATTCTTCGAGCAAGATATCAAAGAACCATCCAATGAAATCGAAATTCAAAACAAAGAACAGCTTAGACTATTTTTGAATATTCATAAAGATGCAGGAGCTGCTGGGTTGGTTAAAGCTATTGGTCGAGACATCTTTTACAAGATCGATTTCGCAGATTTTTTACGTTATGTGAAGGAACTGCGGGGTGTTGAATTTAAAGATAGTGATCGACTTGAGATCTACTTTAATGTTCGTAATAACGATCTTAATAAAGTTATCTATGTAAAAACCAATACACTGTTTTCTAAATATGTATTCCCGAATATTGAGGATTTCGAAGCTGCTCTTAATACTTTCATCGATTTCAAGAAATGTTTACTGGATAAGTTACCGAACAACATGAAATCACTTATACAAGCCAATGTCAAAAAACAAAGATCTAAAATCCTAAAACCTCGAACACGTATTGACGATTCGTTCATGGATCTTGTATTGTATTATTCTGATCGTATCGAATATTTCAAAGATGACGTTGTTAGATCCAAAGTACATAAGGAAAACGGAGAAACAATAACATATAAATATTCTAGTGATGAGGAGCTTTTAACTAGATCGTTTATATATGACATGTATGAAGAAGGCACTACTAATCCCGATCACGGATACTACCATTTAGTTATTACTGATGGCAAATTGACAATGGCTTCTTCTGTAGAAGCAGCTTTGCAAACATTCCTCTCAAACTCTTTCTTAGATTCATTCCAACGTGTACTTGACTCGGGTAAAAAAGTTAAAATTATAAATATTCCGCAGTAATTACATATGTTATAATGAAATAAAAGAAGGAGGCATTTACAATGCAACAAAACAAATTACTTACACTTAAATTGGAAGACCGTAATCGGGTTAAGGACAGCCTTGACACAATCATGGATCATATACACGATTTAATTGCAGAAAGGTATCTTAATCGAGCCCGAGAAATTGAAATCACAAATATTGATATTGTGGATTTCGGAATCGAAGGAATTGATTTTCAAGCCTTGTGCAACAACATAGATCTTGTATACGGCAAAATGGTTGAAACAGGGTATAACGTAACTCTATACAGCGACCATGAAAGTGAATACATTCAAGTGAGCGTTTAAATACGCTCTTTCTTTTTTTCTAAATTATTTCAAAACACACATTATATTTTTTGTATTAAAGGAGAATTTACAATGAAAAAACAAACTACACTTAAACTTGCTATGATGGGTATTGCTCTTTTTGGATCTGCTGTTGTTTCCGAATCCGTGTTTGCCGATGTTACTAAAGCTGAAGGTTCTACCGAACTCGTAGCTACTGATCCTGAGGTAACGGTAACTAAGAAGGAAGAAGATTCTATCTGGTCTGATGTTGAAGTGAATATTAAAACTGATATTCCAGACGAAGTCCAAATCAACAATGGGGACACAATGACATTTAACATCCCCGAAGAGTTGAACCTTGAAACCTCATACAACTTCCCTGTATATAACGAAACTGGCGAAACAGAAGTTGGAACTGCTGATGTTAAGGCTAATGAGAGAACGGTTACTACAACGTTCAATAACTATTTCCAAGACCATCCGCTGGACAAATCTATCAGTCTGAACTTCCATACCCAAATCAACCGTGAAATCGTGCAGGAAAATACTAAGCGTAATATCAACTTCAACGGAACTATTGTTGAGCTTAAGGCCGGCTCTAAAGGTACTATCAACCCTAACGAGGAGCTTTACAAATACGGTTACCAAGACCGCTCAGACAACACACTTATTCACTGGGTTGCTCGTTTGAATTACAAGCGTCAAACTATGGAAGATGTAAACATCGCAGACACTTGGTCTGACGATCAAGACTATGTCGAAGGTAGCCTTATTTATAGCTACGTGAAAGATGTTGACCCATGGGTATACGACTCACCTGCTACACAAGCACAAGCTAACACTAAATTCAATAAGAATGGCTTTACAACCCATATTGATAAGATTGAAAACAAAATCTTGATGGTCGAATATAAGACTCGTTTGCGTACACCCGTTCAATACAACCCTACCAATCTCTTTACTGCAAGCTGGAATGGTGGATTTGTCTCACATGAAGCGGAAACTAAATTGTATGATGGTAATGGTCGTGCCGTTGGTAAGTCTCGTCCAAAATGGGATAAACCAAATGATGCTCCTAAATATGAATTGCCAGAATTTGAAGGTGGTGTAGTTCCTTTAGATCCACCAGTTCATACAAAACCTGAATGGAATGGTGGAACAATCCCTAACGAAGCACCTATACATACTAAGCCGGAATGGAACGGAGGAACTGTACCATTTGATGCTCCTAAGTATGATAAACCTGAATGGCAAGGTGGCGTTATTCCTAACGACGCGCCAGTTCACCACAAACCAACTATCGATCTTAAGGATATTCCACAAATGCCGCCAGCGCCCGTATTGGAATTACCGGAGCTGAAAATCCCAGATGTTCCTGCACCTAAAGAAGAAAAACCTAAAACAGATGTACCATCTTCTGAAGATCCTGGTAAAGGCGTTGAGGCATATTCTCAAGGTACTAAAGGTAAACAACTTCCAGCTACTGGCGATGCTGAAGAATCATATATGTTGTTCGGAGGAATTGTCGTCGCGGTTCTTGGACTAGGTATGTTTGGTATGAAACGTAAAGGAGAATGATGAAACGAGGAATTCAGAATAAAGCTAATTTAATCAGTTTGGCTATATGGTATATGAAAGAGTACGCTTTAGAAAGGCCAGATGGTGATCCGATAAAGACTTTCTGGTTGTCAAAAATTAATAAAGTCGAGGGACATAGCATATCTAAACTTAGCAAATCACGTATAATTTCCCTTATTAATATTTTAGAATACATTCCCGAGGAGGAAAAATAATATGTTATTAAAACCAGAAAATAGTACGGACACTAATGAATTATTTGAGTGTCATGGTGAGTATGACGTATACCAATATAACCATGGTTATGGAGATGTATACAAAGCAACGATTAGAATTTCTGGACATGATCGAAAAGCTGTTTGGGAACAACTTGACGCAAACAAACCAGCCTATGATGAATTATCGATGACTAGAGGTCTTAGAGGAATTAAGGAATTGGAACCCGGAACTATCCTCGGCTTCATTTCTCATATTGACACCACTGTAACTTCTAAATACGAACGTGAACGTCCTCATTTCTTTATGATGGAATTAACATACGTTAAGAATCCTTTAGATATTTCATTCCGTGAATTTGTGAAAGATTACTTTCAATACGGAGGTCAATAATGAAAGATCTTAAAATATCCAGCAGATACGACAATCATATTTGTACCTTGGAGAATGGTGAAAAGCTATTCTCCGCGGAGGTTACATTATATTCATCTGATAGGAAATTTTTAGAAGAATTTTATGAGTACTATTATAATAAGATGAATGGTTTTGAACCTATTGATAAGATCGATGGATCTACTGCTTTAGTCAATCTTCTGGGATTTGTAAAACATATGGATACTGAGGTTAAACTCAACGTACCAACATTCAACTTCCCAGAATGTGAATACAAATTTGATTTTACTATTATCTATGTAAAGGAACCTAGCAATTATACCACTCGAGGTTTAATGCTTGGGTATTACAATTATTTAGTTCAAAAGAATGGAGAAAACAAATGAAACGTGGCCTTAAAAATAAAGCAAAAATGATTCGCCGTACACTGGTATGTATTGAACGTCTTGAGTATTATTTGGAACTAGCTAAAGGTACTCCATACGGAGATGCAAACTTCATTAAAGAAGATATTGCTATTTATAAGAAATATCTTAATCCGAAACGTAAGACAAACACTTACAAAACTCGGGATCTTATTTTAATCAACAGGCTTGTGAACGAATTGCGTATTCATATCAAAAAGTATTTGCATGATCATCATGGATTAAAGAAGGAGGATAAGTAACATGTCAGTTTGGGAATTAACAGGAATATCATTTGTAATTGCAGCGGTATTAGTCTACGTATTTTTCAAGACTATGTGGAAACATTTGGATAATCAGGAGGACTGATTATGACTAGGACAAATATCAAGACAACAAATGGAAAGGTTGTATACTTAAAAGTAATATCTCTGAAAAATGTGATCTTGACGACGTTGAATTTTATACATTCAACAGTAAAGCGATTCGTCGCAAATCTGTTCGTAAGAATCCTGACAACATCAGATTTGTTATTACTGAGTATGATATGAAAGATCTCACATACGATGTGTCTTCTTTTCATGAATATGAACTCAAAGAAGTCGACAACATTCTTATGAACACAACATGGGATCATTTTTCGGATGAAGTTTACGCTAAAGAAGAGTTTAAACGATCCGAATATGTTGTTGATTCAAAACTGCCTTATGAACGATCAATCGACGGAATCCCTCATTGGGGATATTGTATGGAGGCTAAGATCATTGGTCCTAGCGAAAAGTATCCTGGCTGTACTGTACTACAACGCAAGTATGCATTGATTGATGAAGAATTCGCTAAGTCGATCATATTTGCGTATTGTAAAGAATCGCTTAATGATAATGATTTACTGGAGGATATATAATGGAAGAAAACTATTTCGAAAACGTATTTACACCAGAGACCGAAGAAGATAAAATGACTTTAGAAGGTCTTAAAATTCTTTCCGATATTCTCGGAATTAGAAGAAAGGTTGAAGATGACTAAAGGTTATATTATGTCGTCTACCGAATTCAAAGAGACAGTTGAAACAATGGTTAGAGATATGCCTCTAGCTGATATGTTGTATATTAACCAATCTTTGATCGAGGCGGCAATCACTAAATGGAAGGAGAAGGATCCTGAGACAGAAATGTCACCAGCGCAAGAGGATTACAAAGCATATTACGTATTCCTCGCAAGTGTACCGGATGGTATTACTGTGATAGATCCTAATCTTTTCGTATTCAAAATTGCTCGTAAAATTGTAGATGCTCTATGTCTATCAATCATAGACTCACGATATTACGAGAACGCATTCCATGATCCGGACGTATCGTATGAAGATACAAAATTCATGTCTGATGTATTCAAGCACGTCTTAGATAGAACTGAAGAATCTATGAAAGAAGATGCTGAGTCAGTCACATTCGAATTCAACAGGAATCCGGATGAAATGCTAAAAGAAATGTTAGAAAGTTTGGACAGAAAGAAACATGAAAGATAAAAAGGTTATTTTATCTAGTAATGACTTCAAGAACCAAATTATAGCAAACATTCGATCAATGGATTTACAAAACGTATTCATGATCGAGGATTTCTATATCGATAGACTAATAACAAGTTGGTGTGAGCATCAAGCTCAGGAAGACTACAAGTCGTATTTGAATATGATGATGACTATCCCGGATAATCTAGAATTCATAGATTTGGAAGGATTGTTATTCAAATTATCTAGGAGACTTGTAGACGAGTTGGTACTCACACTCACTGAGTCATTTTATTATGAAGATATAGGTATGAATATATCTGAGGAATCTTTCCATCCTTATGAGGAAGATCGTCAGACAGCTTATGTCAAACGTGATAAAGAATCTATCAAGTATTTCTTGAGTGTCATTGATGTGATGTTTGACAGGTTATATGTTGGAACATCTACAACTAAAGAACTTCTGCAACAAGCTTTGCAGGACAATACATATTTGAGGTAGGTTTGGTATGGAACAGAAGCAAAACATCTCGTTGTCTATTTATTACAAAGGGACAACCACGACATTTGGTGGTAAATATGAGGACACATTCCCAACATCTGATGGACGTATCAGTTCAGTCGTTGTGGATATTCCTATATCTATCGTGCACATGTTAGATTTAAATTGTGAGTATGTGCTAGTTATTAACAACAAGCAATATGCTATTCAAGACAAGTCGGTCGGTATCCCAAGTACTGATGGATTTGTCAATACTATTTTATTGGTGAATGAATACGGCTCTATTCGCCGTTTAGGGAGGAAATATTAATGAGAAAACATATTCGTATTCCAATGTCACTCAAAGACATGGACACTCTTCGTGATAACTTTTACGCTTGCAGCTCTGAAGTACAAATGGAACTCCCTGACAACCTCACCATTCATTTCGAACGCTCTGATATGGAGGAATTCGAAACATTTTGAACTGAAGAGGGGATTAAGGAAGTTGAATACATCGACCGTTAAAATTATTTTAACAGCTGCTGTGCTGGTTTTATCCGTACCATTCTCAATTATCTGCGGGATTGCGTTAGGGATATTTCCAGCCGTTATTTATGGACCATCTGTAGTAATCGGAATCACCGGAGCAGTATGGATCGTCTTTACAATTACGTTACTTTCCAAAATTTGGAAAAAGTAGTCGCAGAAATTACATAGCAGATAATGAAACGATATTAAAACAAAGGAGGACACAAAGATGTCAAAAGAAACAATCGTTGAAAATCAAACTGAGGTTATCTCGGATGAGCAAGTGAAAGCAGCAGAAGCTGCAGTTGAGCAAGATGTTACAACTACTATCGTAGCTGAACCGGAAAAGCTTACTATGGCACAACAAATTGCCAAGTGGCGTCCAGTGGCTAAGAAAGTACTAGTTGGAGCAGCCTTGATCGGGACTGGAGCTTTCGTGATCTCACTACTCGCTGGGTCTAAATCTAAGAATGACGAAGACGACGTTATTGATGTTGAGTTCGAATCGGAAGATATCGACTAATACTGGAGGGTTATTACACCCTCTTTTATTTTTTTTGCCCTAGAAAGGAGGCATAGACATATATGGCTGTCATATTAGAAGATTATGACGCAATGTATGTCCCTGATTTTAACCCTGTCACTGGTAGATTCTTTGTGCCATTAGACAACGCCAGTGATATTACGTTGGCGGATCTAGCAACCGAACTTAATGGTTATAATAATCGTGTTTGGTTTGAAGGAAGAACATATATTGCAGATGGTGTCAAGAAACAAATGGACCCTGTAACATACGAATGGTCTGCAGTATTGAATGTTAGGAGAGTATAATGGTTGACTACAATAAGGTAAAACAAAAATCTACTAAGGTAGAAAAGAATGACGGGACTGCTGTGCGTAAAAAGCAGAAGGCAGTAGCTAAAGGTAGAGTGCGCAAACCTAGTTTGTTATCTCGAGCAGGATTACTATTTTTCGGAGAAGGTGGATTTAAAGGTGTTGTCCAACATCTTGTGCATGAGGTTATTATCCCAAGCGCACAAAACACTTTCGTCGATATTACTACAACCGCGATCCAGCGTGCGGTGTTAGGCGATGACTATATTTATCATCGACAACCTACGCAATACTGGGGTCGTGGACGAAACAATGTAACTCGTATGGACACATATCGCGGAGGAGGACGTATTGACTACGATAGACAATTCAATCGTCGTTCCGAAAAGACATCCGATGTGTTGAAATACGTTGACTTTGAAACTGCGCAGGAAGCTCAGGAAATCTTTAACATCATGTTAAGTAACCTTGAGCATTACAAAGTCGTATCTGTCGCAGATTACTACGAACTATCGGATATTCCATCAAGGTTTACTGATAATTCTTATGGTTGGACAGATCTTCGCGGATCTAAAATTGTCGCTGCGCGTGGTGGAGGATATACAATTCAATTCCCACCTGTTGAGGAAATTTAGTTAGGAGTTTACTAATGAAGAAATTCGTTATTGGTATTAGTTTGGTAGGAATCGGTTATGTTATTGGATGCGTGCAATCATATTTCGCATTCGATGCTATTTGTAAGGAAGACGGAATTCGAATTGGTATGTTCGGATCTGAATATGTGGAGGACAAAGAATGAGACGCTATATAGCATACTTATATTTGTTCGCATGTGGACCAATCGGTTGGTTACTCATATTCATGGATTGGATTAAAAGATAAACGGAGGAAACTAAAATGAAAAACTTACTTGCTACACTATTTTTACTTTGCATTGGCCCTGTTGGTTGGATCATCCTAGCATTTGCTTGGTTGAAGAAATGAGGTCTAAATGATCACAAAGATTGACGTTATATTTCGCGATGGAAGTCGTGAATATTTTAACTACGTTCCTAAAGACCAATACGGTAAGGAACTACGATTGACATACACACGCAGCGAAACCACTGTTACAATTATCGAACATTTGGTTGAAATTAACGAAACTGTCGAACATGTATTTGAACGTGCCGATATTCGCAAGGTTGCTATTAAACAAAAGCAGGAGGCTTAATTATGGTTGCAGTACGCAAAATCAACTCTTATTCATTGCATTGGACTCCAGAAACGGAGTACGCATTTCTCATCGATTATCTCGTGCGTAAAGAAGAACAAATCTCAATTAAGCATAACCAAGTTTCAGGAATGACTATTGGCATGATCAACAGCGCAGATGTATTTGACTTCAAGTCGATGCACACTCATTTACGTGGCGTGCGACAAAGAATCAAAGATCTGCAAAACAAACATGGATTTACTCCGTCTACATATTTGCAATACAAGCATATTGTGGACGAATACCGTGATGCAGCTATCAAACGTGCCCAACACGGAAAAGCACTACAGGAGGAAACATATGCTGGTTAGGATTTATCAGAAACACACGCATCAAAACCAACAACCTCTCTTATTTAGTGAGGTTACAAATCTAGTCGTACGTAACGGCTTTATTGACTTCGAACACGATGCTCATATTAATAAAGAGCGAAAGGTTCGAGCTAACTCATCATTTGTATTATCAAACATTTGCGGATATTCAATTCTTCGCGAAAATGAAGACAATTAATAAAAAGGAGAACACATAATGAAATTACCATCAATTAACTTTGCAGACCTCGCTAATAACTCACGTCGTGGTCTAGTTGCTGCTAAGAACTTTGGAATCAAACATGCACCACTTGCTTTGGTTATCGCTGGAGGCGTAGGTCTTGTTGCTACTGCTGTAACATCTTACCAAGCAGCTAAGAAAGTCGATAAGACTTTAGAAAAATTTGAGGAAATGAAGGAGGATGGAATTGTCCCATCAAAAGTTGAAATCGCTACTGAGGTTGCCAAAGATATTGCTATTCCTGTTTTGCTTGGGGTCACTAGCTGCGCTGCTATCGGACTTTCATACGCTATACAGAACAATCGCCTCAAAGCTGTTACGGCTGCTCTCGCGGTAATCACAGAAGAACATTCTCGCTACCGCAAACGTGCTAAGGAAATTCTTGACGAAGAAACATTCAAACGTCTCGATACTCCTCATGACACACGTAAAATCACAATCACTGACGAAGATGGAAATGAAATCGAAACTACTGTTGAAGTACCTAGCGAAGGGCTTTTCTATGGCGCATATTTCAAGAATTCTAACCTCAACGCACCTGGCGAACCAGAATACAATGAACGCACAATTCAAGAAATCTACAATGAAATCCTAATTCCTAAAATGGCTAAATGGGGCGAATTAACATTCCCATATGTATTGGAACAACTTGGATTTGAAGTACCATCTGCCGCTCTACCATTCTTCTGGTCAGACACTGATCAATTCTATATTGAATGGGATACATTCGACATGTGGGATGAAGAAGCTAAAGCTATGGTTCCACAAACATATGTTCGCTGGAAACGCCCACGCAACCGCTACGCTCCAAACATCTACGCAGAAGCGGACGAACAAGCTTAATTAAATTTTGAAAGGATATTCCAATAATGAATAGAAACTTGAAGATTTTGGGATATACTGTTTTAGTGGCGGGTATCGGCTATGCCGGTTACCGTCTCTATAAATGGTATAAGGAAGAAAAGAAGTTGGAAGAAGATGGTCTTTCGTATGAAGAACTATTGGAAGCTCATGAAGCTGCTGAGATTGAAAAACGCCTCGAAGAGCGTGATGCACTGATGGATCTTGAACGCGATATTGAACAGGACCAAGACCCTCTTGAATTTGGAGATGGACATGCATGGCGTAAAGAAAACGGTATGATTATCCGTAACATCACACCATATGAAAATGCTGCTGGGATTGAATATGATCCAATGACTGAAGAAGTTATCGACTTACCTGACGGACAAGGCGACACCATTTCCGTAGTTCGTAAATTCGACGAATTCGAAATGAAGGATCGATTTCTAAATTATCGCGACAAGCGATCTGCGAAAGAAATTCGTAAGGTCATTGACGATATGATGTATACAATCCGCTCGCTTAAAGCTAATGAAATGGAGTATGAACGTATGATCTATGACAAAGACACGCAAGATAGCTATGATTATTATTGTGCGTTAGTTCTTGACCGTGCAGGAATTCATAATTCAAAACTTATTGATGACTTTGCACCTATCTTTGCTTGGGAATATACTCCTAACAAACAAAACATTGCGCTGCTCAACATCCGTCAACAATTGATTGACAAGCGTGTAGAATACTTTGGATTCGCATCTAAATATTCTAGCTGGGCAAGTATTGGCGAACTGCTTATTTGGTTTGCCGAAAACCTACATGTAGAGGGTGGTAAGAAATCTGCGACCGAATATCTGAAATTCATTTTCGATAAGATGTCGATTGAATTTGAGGACTTCGACGCTATTACTCACGATACCTTTATCTCATATTTGGAAAGTGGACGCACTAACAAGCCAAATTATGATGATACTTTCGGTATGTTTGGATTACCTAAGTCTGACTATGATGATTCTAAATCACTGTGGGACGAATACAACAAACGTATTGAACACGAGGTCGGATTTGTGGATCTAGAAGAAGGTGATGAAGATGACGACTCGGAAGATTAATCGTCTGATCATCAAGAAAGACGGTAAGGTATATTCTTTCCGTTGCTTGGCCGCTAGTGGCGCCATTACTCTAAGAGATTCTGATTTTGTTTATATTGCTTTCATTGCGGATTTGTTGACTAACTCTGAAATTATTATTTTGGGTCATACATCGTTAGGCAGAACTGGTGATGTATATCTAAATAATTTGGACGTTACAAAACTATATAGATCAGCAATACACTTCTTCGGACATTCTAAACATCATATTCGATCGTTCTTCATTTATAACGATTTGGATAATCCATTAATTAACATTAGGAATTGAATTACTACGCGAGACATCGCATCATATTTTCAGAAAGGACAACCTAATGAAAGAACTATTTGCAAAATTAAAAGAAGGTCTTGCTAATCTTAAAAATTGGCTTGACAAAATCATCACAGATATCGAGTGGGCTTTAATGCCTACTTGGATCATGTGGACAACTAAAGACAAATACAAACTAAGTCACTACCGACTGATCAACGGTTATGACTTGAAACATATGTATTTGCGAAACGGAACTCCTGTACTTCGGTCATATAACCAAGGATGGGAAGCATCCGAATCTGAATCAGATAATTGCGTTGTGGAAGGGTTTTCTAGAAGCCTGACCGATGTATATTCTGCGCGAGGATACAACTTCGTATTATGCGGTGGTAGTCGTATTACCACTATTAAGGAATACAAGAATGGTGATACACCTACTCATAATTTCTTCCTGGCCAAGAGGAAAGATGAGGATGAGGTTCTTGTCTGTATTCCACGAGAGATCGTGTCAAGTCCTGAGGGATTAATGAATCGCATGATCTCAAACATGAAAACGAATTCCGAATTCACAATCCAATCCATCAACACATTCTGCTATATCTATCCTATGGAGAAGACTCACGCAGGATATTTGACTTTCGGTCGTCAGGTTTATGACGAATGGGGATCAAATGATGGACTTGTGATCTATCCAAAGGCTGGAGATGACCTTTGGGACAAACTAACCCGCTAGAAGGGGTCTAGGAGGCTATATAATGGCGTTTAACGACTATGTAGTTCCTTATTCGATAGAAAGGGCCGACGTACTCAGGAAGTGCGCAGAGAGCGATCTATCGGTCTTAAATGACGACTATTATAAGGGCTACAAATTCATGTTTTGGACCAAATTATCCAAGGCTAGACCCAATATCATGGTGGGGATAGCTTATGGGGATAATCTTATCAAGATCAATATGGGTAAAGACAAATATATGCTTTGTCCTTATATTGTGATCTCAGAAACTGACAATGACCATCGGATGTTTATATTTGAAAGTTCCGAATCACTGTTGGATATGGTTAAGGAATTGTTCAAGGCTGATGACTCAGAAGATTTTATTGATACCATATTCAGAAAGTATGCAACGACATACAAATTCATTCAATACAAATCTGACGGTAATGAAATCGCATCATGTCAAGGAACAAATCTACCTGTAATTAATTTATCCTTGGTTAGATATTGGAATAATCCAGATGAACCACATTTGACTCGTTTGGATATTCTAGATTCTAAACCATTGGACTGCACATTTACTCCGGGTGGTCCTGTTGATGTCAAAAACTACTATATTCTTGACGCGACACGCTACCAGAAGGAGCTGGACCATTCCGAGTACAATACATATAATTGGAAAGGAAAGACTAATGGACGAAATAAAAGATAAGGTCGTCTCGAACATGGACGATGCGGAAATCTTTGAAGCTGCCAGGAAGTTGAAAGAACTCTTGGACTCGGCTATTCTACGTAGCGAAATCGTAGGAGAAGCTGACACACGGAAGTTACTTTGGGATCTACGAGCAAATCTTCTCGTAGTATTACGTTAAAACAAAAGGAGAAACTAATGAAGTATGATATTACTCGATTACCTGTTATCAAATCAAAACATTTCAATGACGAAGCTGTGCACGCTGCTAACGCGGGTATGACCGACGAACAATACACTACCGCTCAAGGACAAAAAGTTCTGTGGTATATGTATGTTTTGGATAAATTAAACCGTGGCGACTCTATTTCTGTTGCTGAGTTACGTAAAGCTGCTAATAAGAAAGTCGAACTTAAGGACTACATGTTTGGATTCGACAAACGTGCTCTTGACTACACAAGTCCTAAAGCATCTGATGATATTTTCTTCCATCCAATTCATTTGAAACGGATTGTGGAACATAACGAACATCTATTCGATACCACAACATTGCAAAAATGGAAAGAAAAAGACGCGGCTATTCATCGTAAACGTGTAAAAGTTCTTGAGGAAGCTGTCGAACTTATGCGAGAAGATTACCGACAACTTTCAATGGATGCGCAAGAAGGTTAAAAGGAGCTGTAAATGAAATTCAAGTCTGGTATGGAGAAGACATCATATTTGAAAAGTGTCTTATTGAAAGTTCTGAAGACTATGGGATATTTGACAGTGGCAGATTACAAACGTATCTGTCACCACTATCCTATTGAGGCTAAGGATTATGTTATTGGTTGGAGAAGTCTATACGACGCTCATTTCACCACAAATGAATATCCTGATGATGCAAACATGGTTAAACTATACATCACTAAACAACCATCTATATTGGCTAGCTCACGGGCTAAGCAAGTCGACTTCGTTGGTAATATCCCTTCCTTAGGTAATGTTCATATTGTGGATAACGGAATTCAAAACGTTCTAATCATTCATCTCGGCTTAGCTTCTAATGATTTGGAACAATGGCGTCATCATAATCGTAAGATTTTGGTGTTTGACAATGAACCTATGAAACAGAACTTCATATTGTGGTTCGATAATCATCAGACCAAGCCTGGTGAAGATGTTATTATGGTAGGTAAAGACTTTGATCTTAAACCTATTTTGCGTGAACACGGATTAATTGTCCGTGAGGTTATTTAAGGAGGTATGGTATGACATTAAAGGTTTTAGACATCGATATGAATGATGTTCTGTGGGTGAAACACTCACGTGATGGTATTAAGATTTGTGCTCGTGTACAAAAACGAGCTAAGGAATTTAGTATTCCGACGAACAAGCCAGACACACTATATTCTTTTGAAGATTGTTCATGGAATACATTCAAAGACGATCTGCTATATTCATTGGACGCTATTATACCATACATTGGGGATATTTACATCTTCAATTTCAAGGAATTCAAATCTATCAAATACGGTAACGCTCTTGCTCGTATCAAAACTCTTATTAATGTAGATACTGATCTACTTGAAACTAATGGTCCTATTTTCTCAGTTGGTATTGATCCGGAAAATCCTAACGTCAACGAATACGAAATCTCTGTACCAATCACCGATCTTGTAGATATTACCGAAGTAACTAAGCGATTTGCTGTTGGTGTTACTGCTAATATCTTTTGGAATACTGGAACTCGTAACGGACAGATCACTTCTGTTCATATTTCTAATGGCGAGCTCATCATCAAATTTGAGCAGATCTTCAAAGGTGATTATCTAACTCTTGATATTCGCCAGTTCATTCGGAAAGTCTAAGAAATAGGAGGTATTAAGATGACTACCCAAAACGACATTTATGTTATCGACTTAACCAAATATTTCACACGCCTTTTCGAATTACATCGTCCAGACGCTTTGGATTATTTCAAGAAGATCGAATGCTTTATGTATTTCAACATCTCAGATCCTACTCAAGTCCAATTCAAATACCGCTTCTACGGTTACAGATACGATCGTAAGGTGTTATATGGACTTACTCCAGATATGTTTGTGCGGGTCGTAAACTTCTTTACTATGCTTGCCGAAAGCGCATATCGTTTGGAAAAGGCTCTTATGCCAGAATGGATGTTTGAACCGAAAGTACGCTGGATGCGCGGGTTACTAAAGGATGCTTTAGACGTTCCTCAACACATTGAAATCCGTCGTTACTTGTTTAGTAAAGGTGTTGATGTTGACTTCGATGATATTGTTAAGACCGACTATACTAGCATGGTTGATAACAATGATGCTATTCCTATCGTTAGACCTTCTCTGGTATATTGGCGGGAACTCGGTAAGGTACTGTTGGCTACAAACTCACGTTTTGTAACAGCAGATTATGATGATCCGGAGGTAAATTACGATGGTCGTGATTGATCCTGGAACAGACTTAATTAAAATCAACTTTACTGACTACTTGCGTAAATTCTATAAGGATATTCGTAAGTACGACAAGTATATGTTGGCGAAGATCTATGGCAAGATGTATTTCAAGCTTACTGATCCTACAGTAATCCAGTTTGAGATGTATGCTGACCGCAGATCTAACGTAGTTAAGGTGTTGAAACTGAAGAATATTGTGGAAGCAATTGATGTTATAAACTTCTTCTTGGAGATCTCTGACGCATATTCTGGGCACCATTCAGACTACTATCCTAAGTGGATGCTTAAGCCTAGATCATCTATTATTCGGGGTTTGATTAAGGATTCTTTGGGATTAACGGGCGTATCCGAGCTTAGCAGGAACGGAATTGAGTATGAAGATCTTGATAGAATGCATCAAAAGATCCAATATTCATGCAAACATGGAGTACATATCTATGATATTTGTGCTGGTTTGAGCCTAGATCCTGCTAAAGATGACCTATTTATGTGGCGAAAACGTCGTATTAATGGGTTCAAAATTGGCAATATTGACTACTATGAGTCCAAAAAACGAGGCAAAATCGTCAATTATATCGTCTAAATCAGCCGGATTTCCTATAATATTGTGGGAAAATCAGGGTTGATTCGGGCTAAAATCGTGGTTAAATTACTATGATATTATAGGAAAAATGGGCCTAAAATGGCTCAAAATAGCAGTCCCCCAAAATCCCCCAATTTTTTAAGGGTTTTTGGGGCGGAGCCGAAATAGCTTGAAAATGCCTTATTTTGGGTGGTTTTTGGGCATATTTCGGCGATTTTGAGGGTACTTTAGGGGTTGTGAGTCCCTAATCCCCCCAATCGACCCTGTTTTTACATTGTTTACATCAAGAGTTAAAAGCTTATAATATATATAAACAATAGGAGAAGAGGGGAGAATGGGGACTATTGGTCAAAATCGATGGATTTGGTTGAATTTGTTAGATTCCGACACAACTCACAAAATACGATAGAAAAGGAGGGTTTCGGTGAAGTTTGATTTTTTAGACGTCACTGTCGAGCAAAACTTCAGTAACAACAGAGTTTATGATTATGTCATATCTCCAGACTTCTTGTTTGGTGATATTAAAGACTTGGTTATCAAAGGTTCTTCGTTCTTCGCGTTCTGGGATGGAAACGAATGGATAATGGACCAGAACTATTTATTTGATTGTATCGACTCGATCTTGTGGAGAAAGTATCATGAAATAAAAGCCGAACATCCAACAGCTAGGATTCAGGTTAAGGAAATTCGTAAAGCATCGGCGGGCAAGTACAAATTGTTTGTTGATTATATCAAAGTCCTTTGGCAACCTGAGACCAACTTCAACAGACGCATATTGTTCGCCGATCATAAGATTAGGCGAGAAGATTATGCAACTGTTAAATTACCATACACTCCGGTGAGTGGTGACTGCCCGGCATTCAAAGAATTGTTATATACGTTGTACGATCCAAATGAAGCTGAAAAGATTCTATGGTTTATGGGCGCCTTGCTTATGAACAAAATGGATGGTATCGAGAAGTTCATGTATTTGTATGGACCAAAAGGATCTGGTAAAGGTACTGTGCTAAAAGTATTCAAGATGATATTCGACGGATATCATGCGCCTATCGACTTGAGGGAGTTAACGAGTGGTGGACCATTTGCAACAGGACAGATCCGAGAGGTTCCTTTGTTAATTGACGATGATACGGATATTTCTAGGATCAGTAATGATACTCCATTATTGAAACTGACATCTCATGAAACCATATCTGTTAACAAGAAATACAAAGAACCATACGATGTAACATTCAGCGGATTATTGGTAACTGCGTCTAACCAACGATATCGGGTCAGGAATATTGACTCGGGGATTACTCGACGGGCTGTTGTAGTAAATCCTAGTGGTCGTAAATTCACTCATGAAGAGTACGATGCGTTATTTGATAGGGTTAAGTACGAGGTTCCGTATATTGCATCTATGGCAATGGACACTTTCCAAGAACTTGGTTATTCTTTCTACGACGATTACTTCGATATTGAGATGGCGGTTAACACGGACATCATATTTGATTTTGTCCGAAGTAATGCAATGGAGATTGGTAAGGATATTACACTCAAGCGCGTTGCTGAGATGTATAAAGAATATCTGGAAGATCTCGGATTCAAGACGGAAGGATACAAAGCCAAGATCAAGAAAGAGCTCATGAGATATTTCGACGAGTTCCATACAGAGATTCGGATTGATAATATTCGTTACAAGAATTTATATCGAGGATTCAAATGGGAAGTAGTATATCCAGAAGGGCTCGGAGACAAAACGGATGGACGATTCGTACATTCCGAAGAAGCGAAAGAAGATTGGCTCACATTTCTTGACAACCCGTCATATTTCAACGGTATCGCAGCAGCATTCCCCGCACAACCCGCAAACTCGAAAGGTAATCCTTTAGCGAAGTGGGACGATGTTAAGACTGTGTTAGCTGATATCGACACGGAACAACTTCACTGGGTTAAAGTTCCGCTAAGTCATGTTATTATTGACTTGGATAAAAAGAACCCAGAAACCGGCAAGAAGGATTTGGAACTGAATAAGGAAACAGCCCGACAGTTCCCTCCGACGTATGCCGAACTATCCAAATCTGGCCATGGTATTCACTTACATTATATTTATGACGGTAATGTGAATGAGTTATCTAATCTGGTCGAAGAGGATGTGGAGATCAAGGTATATCGTGGAAAGTCTTCTCTACGACGTATCAACATGAAAGCCAATGAGTATGAAATCGCGCATATATCCTCAGGTCTCCCACTAAGAGAGAAGGAGGCTGTGGTGTATAGCGAGATAGAAGATATTGTGTATACCGAACAGGTATTACGTAATTTTGTAAAACGACAGTTGGGTATGATTGAGGGTAAGGAACCATCACATCCAAATACTAAACCGACTATCGATTGGATTGCTCATGAAATTCAGAAGGCTCACGATCAAGGTCTGGAATATGACTTGAATGATTTACGACATGCTTGTATGATGCGAGCGTTGAAGTCAACAAATAATCGTGAGTACTGTTTGAAGGTTGTTCAGAAGATTCCTTGGTCAACACTTCGAGATGAGAACGAAGATAAAATACAAGATCGACTCACAGGTTTCACAAAGATATATCCAAAAGAAGAATTGGTGTTCTTTGATATTGAGGTGTATCCAAATCTGTTTGTCGTGGTCTGGAAGAAATACGGAGACGATGAATTCGTTAAGTGGATTAATCCAACTCCTGAGCAGATTGAATATTTGCTTTCGTTCCCTCTCGTAGGATTTAATAACAGACGATACGATAACCATATTCTTTACGCAAGACTTCTCGGCGGTAGTGAAATGGATTTGTTCCAACAGTCACACCGTATTATCAACGAAAAGAATGCAAAGACTGGAATGTATGCCGCGGCTTATGAAATTAGCTATGCTGATATTTATGAGTACAGCCAGAAGAAACAGTCTCTTAAGAAATGGGAAGTTGAACTCGGTATCAAACACGTGGAAATGGAAATTCCTTGGGATCAACCAGTGCCAGATCATTTAGTACCAGTCGTTGTTGACTACTGTGTCAATGACGTTGATGCTACTGAGAAATTGTTTGATGCTGTTTATGCAGACTACGTTGCTCGTGAAATCCTAGCAACTATTTCCCGTGGATCCATGAATGCAACAAACAACCAGTTGACTGCATTATTTATCTTCGGTAATGATCCACGACCACAAGATAAATTCAATTATGTTGATCTGTCTAAGACATTCCCTGGTTATGTCTATGAGTTTGGTAAATCCACATATCGTGGTATTGAGACCGGTGAGGGTGGTTATGTATATGCTAAACCAGGTATTTACAAGAACGTTGGATTGCTTGACGTTGAATCTATGCATCCGAACAGTCTCGTGAATATGAATTACTTTGGACCATATACCCAAAGGTATGCCGACTTACTTAAAGTTCGTGTACTGCTTAAGCATAACAAGATCGATGAAGTTAAACAAATGTTTGATGGAATCCTAGCTCCGTTCTTGGATAATCCTGAATATATCAAACCTTTGGTAACAGCATTGAAGATTGTAATCAACTCAGTATATGGTATGACATCTGCTAAGTTTGATAATAAATTCAAGCATCCATCAAACGTTGACAATATTGTTGCTAAACGAGGCGCTTTATTTATGGTCGACTTACGCTTTGCTGTCGAGGACGAAGGATATGAGGTTACTCATATTAAAACGGACTCGATTAAGATTCCAAATGTGGACGATTACATTATTGACTTCGTTCATAAATTTGGAGCACTACCTCAATACAATTATAAATTTGAGCATGAGCACACTTATAAACGTATGGCGTTAATTAACAATGCTGTTTATATTGCTCAGCTCGAAGACGATAGCTGGTCTCCGACTGGAGCAGAGTTCTTGAATCCATATTTGTTGAAACGAGTATGGACTAAGGAACGTATTGAGGAAAAAGATTTCTTCCTAACCAAACAATCGAAGGGCCATATATATCTTGGTAAAGAGTTCGTTGGTAAAGTAGGATCCATTTATGCATCTCTCACTGGAGAAGAAGCATTGTGGACTGAAGACAACGAAACATTCAAGTCAGTAACCGGCACGAAAGGATTTAAGTTCAAGCAATCTGCGGAATTTAAAGACGATGATGTTGACTTTGCATATTATGACAGAGTCGCTCTCGAAGGTTTGAAGAAGATTATGAAAGTTGGAGACATCAATGAAATTGTTGACGATATGCCAACTGATTATCAAGTTGTTCTAGGTTTATCGCCTGAGGTTTCAGACGAAACTTCGGCGGTAGCCTAATTTTGTTGCTTGCAGATTTCGCAGAAATTACTTGGCACATAATAGGAAGGGATAAAAGATTTTAGGATCTTTTACTTTTTTCTTGCTATTTTTTATGTCAAAACAAATCGAAAGGATATTTTAAAAAATGACAAAAGTATTAGCTATTAGTAATAAACAGTTGCAATTGGAGAATGTTCGGTTTATGTTTAGACCGAACTTTGAAGGTCGTAAGACTGAGTTTAATGCACTCGGTGACCGGAATTTCCAAATTGTGATCGATCCAGAAGATGTTCCAGTTCTTCAAGATTATGGAATCAATGTAAAACTTCACGATCCTGCAGCTAAGAACCCAGACCTCGACCCAGATGTTGTACAACCAACGTATTACATCAAGGTCAAAGTATATACTGAGTACAGCACTCCGGTTATTGCGCTTATCAATGACGATGGCGAATTGGATGTTGATGAAGAAGTACCAACTGACAACATCACTTTCCTAACTCCGGATATGTATGGTATGATTGACGAAATGGAAATCCGTGCTTGTGACATGGTTATTCGTCGTCGTGAGAAACACGAACGTGGAACTTACGCACGTCTTGACTTATCTAAAGCATATATCCACGTACAATCAACACCATTGGCTCGTAAATACGGATTTTAATGGTCAAACTATATGATTATCAGGAACAAGCATTAGATCATCTTAGAGATGGTTGTGTGCTTTGTGGTAAAGTAGGCTCGGGTAAATCTTTAACGGGCCTATTCTACTACATCCGTAATCATTCGGACAAACCGCTTTATATTATCACTGTCGCAAAGAAGCGAGACGATAAAGAATGGCAACGTGATTTTGAGTTGCTTGGTATAAATGGAGTTGTCGATTCATGGAACAATATCAAAAAGTACAAAGATGTCAAAGATGCTTTCTTTATTTTTGACGAACAACGTGCTGTTGGTTATGGAACATGGGGTCGCAGCTTGATTGATATTAGCAGGCGTAATAAATGGATTATGTTATCTGCAACACCAGGTGATACTTGGATTGACTTTATGGTATTATTCATAGCCAATGGATTCTATCGCAATAAGTCTCATTTTATTGATGAGCATGTTGAGTACAAACCATATACGTCATTCCCTCAAATTAAGAGATACCACAAGGTAGATCGATTAGAAAGATATAGGCGAGCTATTATAGTTTCTATGGCGGACTTCCGTAAGACTAAGATAGATCGTGTATTTGTAACCTGTGACTTCGACAGAAAGTTGTATAACGAAACTGTTAAATCCAGGTTTAATCCTTTCACTAACGAACCTATCATGAACGCATCTGAGTTCACGCAAGTGCTTAGAAAAATTGTTTGTTCTAGTGATCGTAGAAGGGAGAATGCAAAACGACATATCATGGCCAAAGATAAATTGATTGTGTTCTACAATTACATTTATGAGTTGGAGATTCTAATTGACATTTGTGAAGAACTCGGACTTAGATATAGACAATGGAATGGTTCTCGACATGAGAGTATTCCGGATGATGGCGATGGCTGGATTTATTTAGTTCAGTATATTGCCGGATCAGAAGCCTGGAACTGTATTACAACTGATACAATTCTATTTTACTCACTCAACTATTCATATCGTATTATGGAGCAGAGTGAAGGACGCATAAATCGTATTAATACGCCATTTGATACAATGCATTATATCTATTTAAAGAGTTCGGAATGTATAGACGACGCCGTCTATAAAGCGATTAAAACCAAAGAAAAATTCAACGAGAGGAATTGGGTGCAGCAACAATGGGCAAATTGGAAAGAGATTTTCAGCGAGTCTTGATTAAAGATATTGAGGCTTTGATTCCTGATGCTATCGTCAAAAAGAACGATGCTAAGCATATTCAAGGGATTCCTGATTTGTCTGTGGATGTAGGTCCTTGGTCATTTCATCTTGAATGCAAGAAGAGTGCTAAGGCGCCATATCGTCCGAACCAACCATATTACTTGAAGAAGTATAACGACAACGGAGGTTGGGCTAGGACTATATATCCTGAAAACAAGGAGGAAGTTTTGCATGAAATGGAACAGGCATTACGACTACGAAGGAAAACATTCGTTCCTAAGCGCTAGTCAATGTCACTGGATAAATTATACTCCCGAGAAAGTCGTTAGCCGATTTGAAAACGAGCTAGCGAAACAACGGGGAACGGAGTTACACGAATTCGCATCTGAAGCTATTAACAAACGAATTAGGTTATTGCCTGGACATACACATCCCGCCTTAGCCAATTTTGTTAATGATGCAATAGGATTCAACATGGACAGTGAAGTCCTTTTATTTTACAGTCCTTACGCATTTGGTACAGCTGATGCTATTCGATATGATCCTCCAAAGAAAGATAATCCTCGTGGATTCCTACGTATTCATGATTTGAAGACAGGCGTGACTAAACCAAAGATGGAACAATTGTTAGTGTATGCTGCATATTTCTGTCTTGAGTATTCTGTAAAACCTGAAAAGACAGACATGATTCTACGTATTTATCAAGGGGATAACATTGATGAAGTAATTCCTGAGCCCGAAGATGTCTATGATATTATGCATAGCATTAAGGAATTCTCAGCATTACTTGAAAACAAACCGTGAGGTGAATGATGTCGGAAACTTTACAAGAGTACCTCGAACATAGAGGAACTCCACATCAAGGCTCCGTTCCTCACAGTGGTCGCTATGCTTGGGGTTCCGGAGATAATTCATACCAACGTGCAACTGGATGGTCTGATGTTGTGGCTAAATACCGCAAGACAGGATTAACAGACACGGAAATAGCGAACAAACTTGGCATATCTACAACAGAGTTTCGTAAGCGGAACAATATCGCTAAACAAGAGATTCGTAAGAACAATATCTCTCGAATCAATGAATTAGCAGATAAAGGATTCGGATCGATTGAGATATCTAGACAACTAGGTATCCCTGAATCCACTGTTCGTATGAACTTAAATGCCAAGGTTAAACATAATGTTACCAGAATGGAACAAGTCAAAGGTGACTTGGAGAAACTGGTAGGTAAGTATGATTACATTGATATTGGTTCTGGCTCAGCCCAACAACTTGGTATTAATGATAGTATGCTTAAACGTGCTACACAACAGTTAGAAGAAAAAGGTTATCATGTTCACAACATTTATGTTAAGAACGCAACCAATGACGCTCACTGGGTTGAGATGAAGGTCTTATCTAAAGAACCTGATATTTCTGTAGTGCGACAAAACAGAGATAAGATTACACCACCTCTTATTTATAAAGATGAACATGGTGTGTCGCAACTAGGACTTAAGCCTATTCAGCACCTTGATTGGAAACGGGTGGGAATTAAGTACGATGAAGATGGCGGCACGGCAAAAGATGGGGTAATGCAGTTAAGACCTGGAGTCAAAGATCTTGATCTAGGTAATTCGCATTATGCTCAGGTTCGCATTGGAGTTGGTGGAACTCATTATCTTAAAGGGATGGCTGTTTATGGAGATCCTAAAGACTTTCCAAAAGGTGTCGATGTTATTTTCAACACCAATAAGAAACGAGGAACTCCTCCAGAGAAAGTACTGAAACCTTTGAAAGATGATCCTGATAATCCATTTGGTGCTACTATTAAACCAGGTGGACAGAAAGGAGCAATCAATAAGGTTAATGAAGAAGGTGACTGGAATTCCTGGTCTAAAACTTTATCTTCGCAGTTCTTATCTAAACAACCACCTGCTCTTGTTAAGGATCGTATTGAAACAACATACAATAAACTTAAGAAAGAGTACGAAGAGATTTCTAAGTTAACGAATCCTGTTGTTAAAAAAGCCTTGATGAATGATTTCATTGATGGCTTAGATTCGAAACGACAGTCTCTTAAATTAACAGGGTTCGATCGGATGAAAGGTAAAGTGTTATTACCTCTCGATGGTATTAAAGCTAACGAAGTATATGCTCCATCATTTAAGAATGGTGAGAAAGTTGTACTCGTTCGTTATCCTCATGGAGGAAGATTTGAATTACCAGAACTAACTGTTAATAATAAACTTGGAAGTGGTGCGGCTAAATTTATGCGCAATGCCAAAGACGCCATTGGTATAGATTCATCTGTTGCATCTAAACTTTCAGGGGCAGACTTTGATGGTGATTCTGTTATGGTTATTCCAAACAACAAGGGTCAAATTAAAACTGCTCGCTCATTGAAGGAGTTAAAGAACTTTGACACCAAAGCTTATTATACTCCTAAACCTCCGAAGATCGATACTCAAAAACAAATGGGCGAAGTATCTAATCTTATTACTGACATGACTATTAAGAACGCATCACAATCTGAGATTGCTCGTGCAGTACGACATTCAATGGTTGTTATTGATGCTGAGAAACATAGTCTTGATTATAAGAGATCTGAAAGAGAAAACGATATTGCATCTCTTAAAAAGAAATACCAATTGCATACCAATATTTTAACTGGTAGCAAAGGGACTGGAGCATCTACTCTTATTTCCTTGTCCAAGAGAAATATATCTGAAACAGAGAAGGTAGAAAGACACCGGTCTCCTGAAGAACTAGCAGCTAACCCAAGACTCAAACCAACAATTACTAAGACTGTTCGTAAGAAAGGAACAGAGAAAGCTATTGTTGATATGGTCGATGACGCTAAGAAGCTAGGTTCTGGTACGCCTATCGAGAACATGTATGGTAATTATATCAATGCTCTTGGTAAGCTACAACAAAAGGGTCGTGATCTAGTAGACAAGACTCCTAACATGCACATCAGTAAGGAAGCGAAGATTAAGTACAGACCTCAGTTAGAGTCATTAGACAAGAAGCTTAGTGATGCTCTTATGAATGCTCCTAAAGAACGTCAAGCTCAACTGATTGCTAACAGAACCATTGCATCTAAACGAACTCCCGACATGCAGCCAGACCAACTCAAGAAGCTTAAGCAACAATCTATTGCAGCAGCTCGTGTACAAGTTGGAGCTTCTGGTAAGAAGGTAAGGATTAGCATTGACGATGATGAGTGGGCAGCTATTCAAGCTGGTGCTGTGTCTACTAACAAACTAACACAGATCATTAGGTACTCAGATGCCGACAGGCTTAAGCAGTTAGCTACTCCTCGTAAGAGTGAGTCTATCTCCTTAGCCAAAGCAAGTAGAGCTAAGGCCATGCTTCGTAATGGACACAGCTATGCTGAAGTATCTGAAGCTCTTGGTCTATCTGTTAGTTCCATCCAGAACATCGTAGAGTAAAGGAGGTAGTCAATGGACGAACAGTACGATGAAGTACTTGATGTCATGCTAACAACGTATGACAATCCATACAATCCCTTTACTCAATGGGATGAATGGTACAAGTATGATACAGACAATGACTACAATACACCTGAGCTATTAGCTTTTGTCATGGGCAACACTGATGACTTGCTCGACATCACTGAAGAGCTTGGTGTACAAGCAGCAGCAATCAATTGGATTGTTGACAATGGTCCTATAGAAAATGTTTGGACCACAATCAAACCAACTACCAAAACTCCTATTCGGCAACCGACAGAAATAAAATAAAAAAATCTGTCGCAGCCATAGGGGGAGGGTCTCCTACATTCCTTCCCTCTATGCATCGCCCCACCACTCAAAAATAGCTCCGGAGTGATTTTTATCCTGAAATTGGGGTCTTTGTGTGGTCAAACTATTCAACAAGGAGATCGAAGTAATGCCGAACACGGTACA